GTTCACTAAGGATTTTAACGGCGTTTTAAAGGCCACGGTTAAAGACCACGGCCAGCGCGATGGGGAAGCCCAAACCATTATCACCCGACCAAAGGGGGAAGCATGTGCCTATTAGTTATTTTTGCCTTTATGCTCTTTTTTGTTGCACCTGCCCAAAAGGCTTAGTAAAAGATCCTTACACCCTAAAAAAACGGAGATCAAAATGAAATACGATGACCAAACACCCAAAGAATTAGCCCGAGCAATAGCCCTTGGGGCCCTGGAGAGAGCATATCATGAAATTGAAAATGACTTTGCTTTTGGCGCTAGTAACGCTCGGAAAAAATCAAAAACACCGCCGCCCCATTTTAGAATTGCTGTTCATCAAGCCTTTGCCAAGCTCCACAATAGCCTTGGGGAGAAGTGGGGGCATGATATGAGTAGCGGTTGGCTGCCCGAGGGGAAAAACGAGCAACCAGTTGATTAACAGACCGACAACCCCCCTCTTTTAAGAGTTTTTTCAACGGAGAAAAACACCATGATCAAAGCATTGAAAAACGTATTAAGCAAAAACACATCAATCAAAACAACGTGGCGCAAAGCCTATCTTGACCAGGGAAAAATTGTGGCACAAGCCCAGACCAATGAACAAACAAGGTCTTCGGAGGTAACGGCAAAAAAAGCTAGGCAATCTTCATGGCTGGCGAGATCTATTTTCGACGCCAGCGAAAACCATGTGGAATTTTTTCAAGAAATTGGAGACAGGGATTTTAACGGGATCAAAGTCAAATATGTTTGGCTCACTAAATATGAAGCCTTGAGCGAGTAAAATTTTTTCAAAAGGGAGAAAAATACAATGCTAAATAAACGTCAAAAATACCTACTAGAAAGCATGCAAGCCAGCCCAGAAATTCCGCTGCCATTAAAACAGCTAAGTCGGCTTTTTGGCCCAAGGCGTTGGGATGACGCCAATGTGCTTGGCGCAATGGGGCTTGTAAGATGGAATAGCAGAGCAATGCTCGAATTGACCAAAGCGGGCAAATCTTTTCGCGCAATTGGGCCATCAAATGCATAAACTTTTCATCGAAATCAAAAACACACTGGCCGCATTAGTGGCCGATATCGGCACCGCTATTCAAGCATTAGTGCAAAGGGGTTAGTTATGATCAGCATCAAATATTCAAAAGTAAATCAAGCCTATTTTATTATGTGGAATGAATCTGTTTTGACCGTGCAGCAAACTCGCGCCGATGTGGAGTCCTGGTTGAGCGATCACGATTTAGCGGTAAAGGGGTAGCGTCATGCCAACATTCTCGAAATTAGTAACTCAAGACCCTAAAAAAATCGAAAGCCTTCAAAGGTTTGCCGAAAAGTGGATTAATGACCCGACGTTTTTTTGGGGTTTGAAGGCATTTCATTTGCGTGATGATAATTTGGGTGTTGCACAAGTTTGGTGCCACGATGGAATTGTTGAATTGTTTTTTAGTCTGAGCGCCGACAAATGGTCTTTTGAGAAAATCGAAGGGCCGGAATTTTCATCAAACGTCATAATGCAAAAACACCTGGGGAATGGATTGCCGATTGGGGTAGTATCATGAAAAAAGAGAATAAAGAACTGAGAGAAGCCCTCCGAACTGCGTTAATGCTATGGGAGCAGGGCGGCCAAGAACTGTTAGAGCGAGTTATCAACGGCGAAAAAAACGCGAAGAAAAAAGGAGCCAAATGTGAATAAACTAAAAGCAAAAAACGAAGTTCTTGGACGGATCTATAAAATGGCTGGATTTGATGTGCGCACCAAAGTCGAGGGGTCTGCCGTTAGCATTCGGATAGTTATTAAAAACGAAAGCCGCGATGAACAGCTAACACTGCGCGGTAAAATACCGTTCGGCCACGATCACAAAAAAACAGCCTATAAAGAAATGATAAGAGGAGCCCGCACCTATGTGGGCGATCTTGCCCCAGTTATCGAATCGGCAAAGCCCTCCGACCTACTAGGCCCGTTTAAAAGTGGGGTGTATTGGGAAGGTGTTGCAACCGACGCCCTTGCCGCCATCAAAAATGATATTTTGCACAACCCCCTCTTTTAAAAGTTTTTTCAAAGGGAGAAAAACACCATGAACAAAGATCGATGGAACAAAAACTATGACTATCTTAATGGCGGCGACGAAGAAGACCCCTCGAAGGATATTGAATCCCGAAACACAAAAAAAGCGCTATTGCCCTATGTTGTTGAATATAGCGAGCCAGGCTTGCCACACCATGTTTTTCATTGCCAAGCCGAAGATATAGAGCACGCAAAAGAGCAATGCATCAACGCTTATCCAGATTCAAAAATACTCAGAGTTACCCATAAAGTCACCCAGTAAAAGGAGAAAAACACCATGCAACAATACCATACTTTTTATGAAATCAGCGGAATCACCTATGTGCACGTCAAGACCGCCTCCAGCAAAAAAGAGGCCCAGCGCCATTTGAAATCATGCTCTCGTGGCGCAAAAATTATTGGGACCTGGGAGCGCGACAAACAACCACCATCAACATGGGGGCCCAATGGCTGGGTGATCTGTGAGACCGGAGAGGTGATGCCATGACCTACAAAAACCTCCAATTCAAACTTGATAACGATGCCGATATTGATCACACCAGTTTCGCAGGGCTCTTAGATGAGAACCTGGACCTTGTGATTCAAACATTTGATGCTGGCCCTGGGTTCCCCATGGAAATCGATAGCGGATACGAAAATGAAAGTTGGACGTTCGTTTTAGCGGATAACGAATCCATGGTCTTCAATTGCTATCGTCGATGGGGCCAGATGCGCGTATCTTGCCGTCAAAACGCTCGCCACCTTGTGGACGACTTCAAGGCTTGGTTGCTTGTCGCTGGCATAGAAAAAGTTTTGAAAAAAAGCTTGATTGAATCAAAAAAAGAGGTTCTGGCATGAACAAATTCATCGAACGTATTCACCCGATTCCAGGAACCATTGCAGGACGAATTTCTGGGCGATATTCAAATTCACAACTTCAAACAATGTTTTTAATCACCATAATCAAATCAAACGGCTGGGATTGGGGGGAGCAAGGATCGGTCATTCTTGTTAAGTCTGAGGATTGCATTTTTGTCGAAGAACATGGATCCCACGAAGATGAAATTGGCGAATTTGTTTTTGTGCCCGCTAACAAAATTTTAGGCGTAAGCAGAAAACTTTAAGACCCCCTCTTTTAAAAGTTTTTTTTGTTGATATTGCCTTTACATGCATGGCGCAACGTGCAAGCGTGATCCTTAACAAGCAAAGGGAGTTAGTTATGATTTTAAAGATCTTAGAGAAAGTTGACGCAGAAGAAGTTTTTGGCCCATTTTTCAAACTTTACGAAAGTTTGCCCGAAGAAGAAAAAGAGGGCTACCTTAAAGAAAGTTTTGATTCAGCCGTGGAACTTTTTCATCTTTGCAAGATGAACGATGAAGGGCTGTTCAATGAAGTTGTTGTCTTTTCCCATGACGACAAAGATTCGGGAGCCGAAAAAGAGTTTGATAAACGACTGGGATTTGCCACAAAGAAGCTTGGGATTGACGAAGTTTTTGCGGTTGATGCCCTTGAAGAATATATGGTGATAAGTTGAAAAATCCAGATTTTATGATCGCGGCATCGCCCTACGATGAACGCGATCTTCTTTTTGATCAAGCAGTGGCAACAAGGCCCCCCCTTCCTGAAAGTTTTTCTTTAAGGGAGGATATGTTTGGAATCCGCAACCAGGGGCCACAAGGGTCATGCGTGGCCCAGTCCCTTGCGGCGATGCAAGAGCGAAACAACCTTAAACATTTGCTGGATAAAGGTTATCTGAGCCCACAGTTTATTTACGACTGCCGCCCAAAAAACCGATCTGGGCGTGGCATGAATGTTCGCAATGCCCTGAAATTTTTGCGTGTACATGGCGCACCGCTGGAAAAGTCGTATCCTTACCGTCAAGGGAAAGACACACCGCCCATCGGGCTAAAAAAGATGGCTTCGGAGCTAAAAAAAGAAGCCGAGTTTTATCGCATTCAAGGCTTCGCGAAGTGTACGACTGTTCAGGATACCAAACGCGCAATTTACCTTAATGGCCCATGTGTTATCGTGGTGCCGGTTTATGCAAAACCGTGGACCGGATCGTCAACCGTAGAGCACCAAAAATATATCATACCTTCACGCATGTGGATCAAAGAGCAGGGTTACAAAAAGATGGGCGGCCATGCCATGGCCGTTGTTGGCTGGGATCTTCACGGCTTTCAGATACGAAATTCATGGGGGTACAATTGGGGCTCGCGTGGCCATTGCACTTTCCCTTACGGCGATTGGGGTCGACAGTATGAGGTTTGGAGCGCCATCGATCACGAGCCTGACGTTTGCGCCAAGCCGGACACTGTTATTCAAAAAATAAAAAAATGCATGGACAAGAGCCGATGGGGTTAGAGTTTGCAGAATGGACGGGCCTTCGGTGGCGCACGCCAAACATGGACTCGGTTGAGGTCGATGACTTGGGCTGGGTTATCGTGCGCGGCTGTGTGGGCATACCAGACTTTGCCTTTGAGCCCTGCGACGATGAAGAATTGGTAGCCCATCTTCGGGCATGGCGTGACACTTCCGGTCTGGGCGTGCGAAGCGTCACCTATGGCCTTTTCAAGCATAAAGATGGGTTCTGCATGACCCCCCTTTATGAAAAATTTTCAATCGCAGACCTTAAAAAATACGATGACGTGAAGACCGATGAAGATCTTTTTAATGCCATATGCGCATCCGAGGCCGCTGAGGCATTGGGCCTGGTGGCGATTATATGATCAAATACGAAACCCGCCATAAAAACGATCACGACACAAGCTTTGGGCCTGGTGGGTATACGGTTTATAAGATTCTAACCGATACCGCAGGCGATAGATACTACGCACCAGTGGCCGATTTTAAATATAAAACCGATGCTGAAATCTTTAAAAAAGCTAAGGGTAAAAATGAAAAAAATTAACCGCCCAGAAACTCAGGACCGTGCAAAAGAATTCCAGCAGTGGCACCGCACCCTCGGTCGCCGCTTGCTGGCGTCTGACGTTGATTTAGTGGAATGGCGATTGATTGATGGAGAGCTGGTTCCGGTAGGGGTGCTAGAAATCACCCTGGCAGACTGGCCGCCGACAGAGCCCTATCTGGATGCCATCATCCACCGATACGAAAAAAAAGACGTACAAGGCCGCACAGCGCGTCATGTGGCCGACGCCCTAGGGTGTAAAGCATGGATCGTTTGCTACACACAGGGCTGCAAGAAATTTTGGGTCTGGAACCTAACCGAATCAAAAGGTTGGTTTAAATTTAACACCGAACAAATGGAGCTTTTCTTGGAGGGCCTTGAGCGCGGCATAAGGCCCCCTCTTTTAAAAGTTTCCTAAAAAAAAGGGACAGGAAATGTTTGCAGTTTACGACACGAGAGATATGAACGTCTGGGGGGCTGGGGCAACCATTGACGAGGCCTGGGGCAGAGCAAAAGAAGAAGTTTCAGCCTATATTGCTTTCTTAAAACACCACAACCAAAAACCCGACCTGTCGATGGACGATCTAATGCTTCATTTTTTATGTGCGAAATGCACGATTGAAACATGGCAGGAGCATGTTACGCAAGATTTTCCACCGACTCAAAAAGTAAAAATTTCTGGCGGCATCCTGGAGACACAATGAAAAAAAATGACGTAATGAATTTGATTGATCGAGTCGAGCGCTATCCTGGGTTCCCATGCGAAGACAAAAACGTACAAATGGCGTTTGTAAACTTTCAGGAAATAATGGCCAGTGCGCTTCGCAAGCTGCTCGCAAAAGCAGAGTCCCAGCAAGATGAGCGGATGCGTTCCATATACATACAAGAAATCCGGTACCTGGTTGAAAACATTAAGCACTGGGCAAATTTTATAGACTGACCCCCCTTTTTAAAAGTTTTTTTAAAACTTAGTTTATTGTCTTTATTGATCAAACATGCAAAGAGTACAAAATGACCTTAACAGCGTGGCAAAACATAAAAACAGATAAGGGCTGTGCGGCGGCATCGATCATGGGCTGTCAGTATAGAATTTATGAAGCGACGGCCAAGAGTTTCTGGGTTTATCGCAACAGCGGGCGCGGATGGGATTATCTTTGCTGTCATCATTCGCTGGCCTTGGCGAAATGTTTCGCGGAAAGGCATGCGCTGTTATGATGATGAGGCTTATAAGGGCAACCGTTGCGAGAATGAGATTGCCGCACAACAAAAGAGATCTGTATGGCTACGGGTGGATCGGATATCAAAAAGCCGTTGAAACTTATTCTCCAGAAAACAGCAACATAAGCTTTGAGAGCTACGCTCAGTGGAAAATTAAATACGCCATTATAGATGGTATCCGTCGAGAAGACCCAAAAAAAGATCGTATAGTGCGAAAGGCCAAGAAAATTATTGGCCACCGCAAAGATCTTTATCTTGGGGATGTCATCAGGGATCTTGACCCTATGACCGAAAGCCTTTGCGTTGAAAACACAGAAATCCCCACCAGGGAACGAGGTTTTGATATCGTGGACACAAGGCTTTTACTGGCGTTTGGTTTTTCTAGGTTAAGCGCCAGAGAAATCTCTATAATATGGCTGAGCTTTTACAGGGGAGACACCCTTAAAAAGATTGGCGAAAGCATGAATCTTACAGAGTCAGGCGTTTCAATGATAAGAAAAGAAGCACTGGATAAAATGAAACAAGCAATGACCTATGATGAGGTCTAAAAAGGGGTTTTTATGGAATGGTATTTTTATTTTTCAGCGGTCATGTTTGTCGTAGCGTTAATTGCTCACAGTATGCACATTAAAGAAATTGAGCGCATTGAAAAAATAAAGAAAAAGTTTGCAGGCGATATAGGTGAGCGGCGAATCGTTCCATACAAGGACGCCGTTGTTGAAGTGTATCCAGATGGAAATTTTATTGTAAATGGCCGCAACGACGCCCACTGTCAAGCCATTCACGATGAAGTCATGGAGTCATTCAGGAGAAACTATGGCAATCTTGGTAGATAAAAATACGCCGCTGTGCCGTGGCGAAAATTGCAACCTACGCGACGACTGCTACCGGTACAAGACCGAGCCGAGGCACCTGCAAGAATATTTGACGCCTAGCCCCATAAGGGATGGCAGTTGTGATTATTTTATTGGCGCTAAAGATGCGGTGGTGACGCATTTTGATGATACTCTTTTCTTGAGAAGGGGCGATTTTAATGATTAATATGACCGACCCTTATGAGCTTCGCATTCCACAGTTCGGTCTTGAAGTAAAAGAAGTACGCATGAGAAAAGGAAAAAGAACAATGCTGTTGCGGCCTGTTCGCTCAGAGATTCGCTGGAGCAGGGGCGAGCTTAAACTCATGACGCTGTATGAAACTTTTAATTTTGCCCAGGGTGAGGTTGGCTACTGGGCTGGGTGGATTCCAAATGAGTAGCATGATTGAAAATGTAATGGAGTTTACCGAGCGCTACGGCGACTTCCCTCAAGAGGTCATAAGCAGGGCCCTGCGCACCAATGTGGACTTCGAGGAAGGAAGCATTATCATTAAATCCTTTAAAATACCCAAGCGGGTAACCGGCACCAAGCTGAAACAGGAATCGTGGTGGTGGCGGTGCAGCGCATATTCACCAGATATTTTTCAAGACGAAGAAAGCAAAACATACGGTGCTTCAATATTTTTCTGGCGCGAAAAAGACCGCATAATGAAAACAGAAAAATTTGCCAAGAAATACGTTCAAGATGACAAGCTAGTCACCCATCGAGAGCTTTGCGCGGCATATCAGCACCCCCCCATTCTGAAGACCTCATTCGGTGTCAATTTGAAGGTAGCGCTATCGCCAGAGCAGCATGTGTTGATGATGTGGGTTTACGGGAAATAATATGGACGCAGAGATTTTTTGTTACATGAACCCCAAGGCCGCCAATCTTCAAGACAGGTATCCTGTGTCATTTTTTCAGTCGGCTGATAGGTGCGACTTGGTTTCTTTTTCTGTTGATGACAGCAGTCGATATGCTTTTGTTTTTGAGGTTGCCGATTTGTGCAAAGAGAGTTTTGTAGACCGTGGCGTGTTGCTAAAAATACCAGGCAACCAATTCGTTCTACATTCAAACGAGCTGGGTGTTTTCAATGTCCAGTGGCGCTCGGTAGATATATCCCAGGAGGGTTCTGGGGTTGTTGCCGAGTGGCTTTTTCAAGGGGAGAGAATAGATGTTATTTTTAACTGATTCGTTTCGGATGGATATGCTGCCAAGGCAAGAGACTCAAGTGCAGGCGATGCCAATTCATTCTTCAAATGTAAGAGATATAATTTCCAGGCACAACGGCTTTATGTGTTGCTTCAGGAAAGAGTCTGTTGCTAAAAAATTCATAGAGGAAACCGGTCTCGACGCGACCATAAACGGCGGGCGCATAAATGTGTCCTCTGGGGACAAGCTCATAAACGTAAGCATAAACGATGAGGGCGAACTGGCCCTGTGGTGGATAAATCCCCTTTATTTTGAGGAGTGTTAATATGTCAAAAAATGAAAAGATTGAGTTTTTAAGAGAAATTGAAGAGAACGGCCTGTCCACATCGGATATTGAAAAAGAATATTCTTTTCTTAATAAGCGCCAGGTAATAACAGCCATAAAAGCAGGGAAGCTTAGGGCCATCCGGCTTGGTCACGGGCGTGGCGCTGCACCATACATGACAACAAAAGAAGAGGTTGAGAAATGGATAGACCAGAGTTTCGAGATGAATATCTGAGCATGGTGTTTTTTTTCACAAAAGATACTTGTGAAGAACTTGGAATACCGTTTAGTGGAAAAAGCGAGACTGCGTACAAAATTAATGTTTCAGATCTTATTAAGAAGATTAAAGACTCTTGTTCGCGCCACATCCTGGAGCCATTTAAGGGGTGTGTTGTTACGATTGCTCGTTTTTCTTACGTATCAGAAGGCGGATATCAAATCATCGGGTTTTACGATCCGGCCTCCGAAACATTCTCATAGGGCAATGGCTATGATAAGAAAAGAAATGGGGAGTCCAGCAGAGGCAGATTTGAAACCTAAGAAAATGTCCAACGGTGTTGACCGGTGCTTTACATGCAGCCTGTTTGGTGGCGCACCAGAGCTAAATTGCCAACGATGCGGCATAAAACTAAAATGTGAACACTGCGGGCTTGCAGACGTAAAAATACATTCTTGCGCCGAAAGGCCGGAGGGGGAGCAATGACCGCACGCCAGGCCTTGGCCAAGAAAATTTTAAACGCAATTTTATTGTCCGAAAAAAACCAAAAAGAAACTCCAGCAATTGCCAGGGAGTTTGCCTCTTACAATATTCAAATGAAGAGAGGATACAAAAAAGATCCTGACGTAACGGCCCGAGAAGAGGCGGTGGAGCGCATCGGCATCGCGGCGGGCGAAGAGGTCTTATCCCTAGATCGGGTCATGGCCTTGCTGCACCCATTCAGGGTTCAAGAAATTAAAAAAAAATACCCAAGAAAAGCCGAGGAGACACCACGAAAAAAAAGCAATATTGTATGCATAAAAACATATAAGGATGAAAAATCAATAAGCTATGGACACGTCGCTGGCGGGCCGGTTTCAAGATCTGGATCTAAGAAAATATGCCCCAAGTGCAATTCAATGGGTTTGCACTTGGCAGTGGGGTATAAAGAAAAATACTACAGTTGCGTATACTGTGGGTTTCATAAAGATCTTGAAACAAAAACTTTAAATTATTGAGGCACGCATGACCCATCAGGAAATTGAGGCAAGGCTTAGAAAAGTTGAAAAAAAAGCCGAAAAAGCCCATACGGAAGCAATTTTATGCAAAGAAGTAATGAGAACCATTATGCAGCAAAACGCACAATACAAAGAAAAGCTCATAGAATGCGGCTATCTAATTTAGGAACTTTATAAATGCGGCAGCGCCCATCGCAATCGCTTCGGCCTCATCATGAGCCGCGCCACCTCTCGGGCCTTCAATCTTCCGCCCGACGTGTTCTTCGGCCCAGGCCAGAACGACCTCTTTTGCCTCATCTCTGTTCTTTGGGCGTAGGCCTAATGCTGCACGCCATTGTGTGGGCAGAGGCCGCCATACGAGCGCGTCACGCCAGTAAGAATAGCAATACCCCTCAATAAATCCGGCTGTTTTGCAAAGCTTTAGGATCCCGCTTATATAACCCGCCGACTGCATGGGTACATAGGCCCCCTCAATGACTACGATGTCAACAGCGGCAGGCTCGATGTAATTTCTGACGATTTGGACTGCTTTTTCACGGCCCTCGGTGCCGGAAATTAAAACATCTTTATCCTCGCGAACGCAGAATCCTGTTTTTGCGCCAGGATCGAAGCTTGCAATAATCATGCGGCTTCGGGCTCAACCGTAACAGCCGAAAGTCGCTCCAGGGCTTTTTGATAAATTTCCTCCCTCATTTCACAGCCTATGGATTTTCGTCCAAGCATGGTTGCGGCGGCAAGCGTTGTGGCACCGCCCGCAAAGGGATCGCACACGGTGTCGCCAGGCTTCGTGTAGTCCTCTACAAGCTTTTTCATCAACCAGATGGGCTTGCCCCCTACCGCGATCTTTTTACGCTCGTAGTGGCCTTTCTCAAGCACGTACGCACCAGGCCTGCATCCCCATCTGCTGTAGTTAATGTTTCTTGGTCGCGCCGCCATAATGTAATCAGCCCATGACGCAGGGCCGTCGCCCAAAAGCCTCGGCACTTTGCGAATAAACGGCAGCGGAGCGAACGAGTACAGTCCGATTTCTCTGAAGGCCTGCTCCCAAACGGGAATTAAATCATGCGAAGTGATGCAAATCCACCAGCCCTTGTTTCTATTTTGCCATGCGTAAACAAATTCAAAAACATCTGCTGGGTGAAAATGCTTATACGATATAGGCCTGCGCATATCTTGGCCCGTTGCCGATTTTTGCTGCACCGCAGCAGCCACATCGCCCTTGTGGGTGCGGGCTCCAAATGGTGGATCTGTGATAATTGCGTCAACTTCTTCAACGTCAGAGAGCTGGTCGCGCCAGTCTCCGTGTTTCAGTGTCCAGGTCATGCTTTCTCCTTAATATTCAATAGGAATGCAGTGACCCAGTGTGGCTAAGAAAGTTAAAATTCCAGCAAGCCATTTTAACGCCGTAAGACCCCCATCGATCCGGCCTTCAAATTCCTTATAGGCTGCTAGTTTTTCAAGTATTGGTTGCTGTTGTTCTTCGAGACTCTCGGCCCGTATCGTTAGGTGCTCTAGGTCTCTTTCAATGGACTCGTTTTTTTCTTCTAATTCGTCCACTCGTTCTTTTAGGGTTTGCGCCACGACCTACTCCTGCGGGCCGTGGCACATGCAACGGGCCGCCTAAAAAGGGATATCATTACTGTTGCTTGAGCTGCCAGAGTCCTGGCCTTTAGGGGATAAAAGCTGCACGCTGTTCGCCAATACCTCAGTAGTGTATATGGTCTGGCCGTCTTTTTCATAGGAACGCTGGCTTAACCGCCCAATAATTCCAAGCTTTGTGCCTTTTTTTGCGTAAGCCTCTAAAATCTCAGCGGTTTTCCCGAAGGCAACGATCTTGTGCCATTCGGTGGTCTTTTCTTTCTTTACAAATTCATTGGTGGCGATACTAAAATTAGCAATCTTGATCGCGCCATCATGGATCTTCGGGTCTTGCCCTAGATTCCCAACAAGCACTACATTATTAACACTAGACATATTCTCTCTCCTTTAGTTGACATGTTCTTCTTTTTCGTTGTTTGCGCCAGAAATTCGCTCCTGGGCATCAAACAACATTTCCCAAAAATCGGAATCCAAAGCGCATGCATCATTAACAAAAGACATAAGCATATGGACGGCCATTTCTCGGCCATATATATCTTTAATCATCTCAATGTGCTTTGAAAAACCACACCCCACGGCCTCGGTAAAATCGCTTAAAAATTGAATCAATTCACCATCCCCACTGCATCGGGCCTGCCCATTGTGCAGCAGCAAGTGAAAAAACGTAAGAACTTCGTGTTTTGCATTGTCATTCGGCATAAATATCTCCCTCAACCTTTGTTATGGTTATTTTTTCATCCTTATAGGAGACCTTAAAAAATCCCCCTCCCTCATCTGAATAAAGATTTACAGGAATTCTCAAGTATACATACTTCGAGTCCTTTTTTCTTGTGGACTTGTAGTATCGGTTTTCTCCGATCTTGGGAAGCCTTTTTGGTCTATCATGCAATATTTGTTTCTTCTCGTACCAGACATCTAAATTGTGCAGCTCGCGCTTGGCCGCAAAATCCATTGTTTCCGTAATTACAGCATCAACAATTTTTTTCTGCTTTGGCCAGGGCCACTCTTTTATTTTTTTAATCAATCCCGCTGAGCCAAAAGATAAAAATGCACCAACAAAGTCCTCCATGAAGTGGTATCGCCCACCATGCTTTATTCTCTTAACCATTAGTAGTACCCGAGCGTTTCTTCGTTCTCTTCTTCGGTCACAGAGCCCAGGTCTAAGCGCCTGCGGGCATCAGAAAAATGATCTTGCTGTGATTTTTGAGAGTATAGGCGTTCGCGCTCTTGCTTGTCTGCATCGCCATAAATATCAATAAGCTCGCATGCCTCTTTATTTATGACCACGCAATGCGGGCGGTGATGCTTGCTTAAAAATGTTGGTTTCGTAAGTCTTCCCTTGGGGGCATCGATCCATCCACGGTCCCGCCACTGCTTCTTTATTTGACTGGAGACATACTTATGGCTTGCCAGGTGCTTGTCGAAAGCACCGCCCTCGATGGATATTTTAATGACTTCGCCTTTCTTGATATCAATTCTTGCGATCTTCTTGCCTGGGCGGGTGTACATGCCAACCTGCCCGTCTGGGTCGGCAAGGGTGGCATCCCATTTTCCTTCCCTGTCAACATCCTTAATTAATACCTGGTCGGGCCATGCGGCAAGGAATTGGGTTGCACAACGCAAAGCAGAGATATCCATTTCGGTGCGATCTTTGTTTTCGATGCAGACATTCCAAATGCCAAGGATGGCATCTTCAATTTGTTTTTCTGTGACATCAAGAATGCCAGCCTCTCTGATGATTTCCCCACCAGCCCAGACAACGGACATGTTTTTCGCAAGCCGGTTCAGCACGTTGTCCTGACGGGTTTTTAGTTTCGTGGCGATTTTTTTTCTAAGCTCTCGCCACTCAGACCACCTATCTTTGTTCGAGAGAAGATAAGACAAAAGTGCAGGGCCGCCCCAGCCGTAATTTTCCATTATTTGCTGCTTGTTTTCCTCGATCTCATGAGCAAAAGCATTTGATTCCTCGGTAAACATGGGCCCTGATATTTCAAGGTTTCGCGCATCCAGGCCGCCATAGGGGGCTGATTCTGAAATGGGATCTTCACCAGTGGAAATAGTTATATTTAAAAAGCTTATTTCTCTCGCCAGTCCGGTTATGGTGGCGCGGCCACGGCCATGGCCATTGGCCAGCTTAAACACCGTTCGTGCGACATCTTCAGGGCTTCGCGCCGTTTTTGTGTCATCCATAAACATTGGCAAATCGGTTCTGCATGCCGCAACGCGCTCGACACTGTTGGTGGTGCTGTCCCATCCCTTTATTAAAGACCCGCTCGCGTTTGTGTCTGGGTTCCCCCATACCGATGCCGCAAAATTCAATCCAGTGGTTTTCCCAGTTGAAGTTTTATTGCAAAAATCCAACGTAAAACCGCTTTGGTTAAAAACCCGCAACAAGGGAGAGGAGAAAGACGCAAGAATCATTATGAGAAGATTGGGGTGCTTTACTGCCCAGCTCATCGCATCGGCCCAAGCGGCGCTGTTTCCCATAGACCTTATCGACTCGGCCTGCTGCTTGTCGCCAGCATCACTCGGCATGTATGACACACAGTTCTTTGGCCAGTCCTTTGCGGGAACACTTGACAGGTCGGCGGCTTGAGACTCGGAGTCTTCGGAAATATATCGACCACCAAGCAAAAAGCCCTTTTTTTCGTCAATGGTTTTCCACCCCATTTTTCGGCTTGTGGTGCCAAACTTTAAATTTCCTTCGTTTTGCTCCTCAAACCTTCTAAAATAGTGCGTTAGCATCGTAGCATTGTCGGAGCCCGCGCCGAGCCCCATAGAGGAAAGCCCGACGAGCTTGGCCCTGTTCATAAGGTCTTCGCGAGCGACAACGCGCATGTTCCAGCGACGACGCTTATACCAGCAAAGCTGCACATTTTCGGTGCCAAGCTCAATATCCTCCAGTATGGCACCAAAGTACATGGGCTGGCGTGTGATTTCTTTAACCTGGCGACCATCCATAACCTTCAGGCCGCCATCCTCCCACACATAGCCATCAGGGAGCCGCAGGCCGAACTGGCCATTGTATTTGCTGCCAGACCACACTCGCGACAACATATCATCGCTCTCGCCCTTCGGTGGGCTTTCATGGCTCATTTTAATGCCGTATTTTTTAGCAAACTTAGAAGTGCTGACATTGCAAGTATTATGAAAACACTTATAAGCAAAGCCCGCATCGGTCATTCTTATGTATCCAGAGACATCCGTGTTGTCGCACTCTGGGCATGCAAACTTATAAACCAAATCACCGCCACTAACCGCTGGGTGAGCCTTGTTTGTTATTCTGATGTTGGATTTTTCTTCTATCTCATCTATCGTTGCAGAGCTTTTATTGATAACTTTTGGCGTATGAAATTCTTTTATTTGTGGGAGCATGTTCGCAATTTTTTCCACCATCGGCGCTGTAACGCGCTGAGGGGACTCATTGTAAACAAGATTTTTACATACCCGATGAGGCCTATCAGGGGTGTTGTCGCCCTTGGCATTTACGGTGCCAGGAATCCTAACGATCCGGCCAGGGTTGAATACGGACTTGTCTATTTTTGCGTCAGCAGTTTCAAGCTTGTAGGACAAAACAGTAAGCAAGTCCTGAATGGTATGGGAAAAGCCAATAGGAAATTTACAAGCGTAAAAAATATGATAGCCGTTTCCAGAATCATTTAAGCATGCTGGCTCTGGCCAGCCCTGTTGATCTAAATATTCGATCACCGCATAGGCCACTTTGTTTGCTGATTTTTTCTCTTCCTCGGTTGAGCAATGTTTCTTTTTTCCTGCCGCCCGCTCTGGATCTATATCTATAAAAATAAAGCTTATTTGATCGATATCATCATCTTCAATGCTCACGCCACGGGCAGAACGACCAAGGGACCGCTTTTCAATGCCCTTTTTTACCGCATTAATTGTTATGTAAGATCCAGAAGCAGCATCCAGCCGATTTATTTCATGAAATAGCAAATCGTGATTTGAATGATTGTAATATCCACTGGGCCTTCTCTCTTTTTTGGCCCCCAAAAACCTGACCTCATGATAATTCCCCCCATCCAAAGACTTTAAAAAACCTAAAAATTTTGCAATCTCTTTTTTGGCTTTTTGGTCAAGATTTTGCCCCATTGCCACTCCTTTTTTTTCTTAGACGCCAATACTCAAAGGTTTCGCCACCGCTGAGAATACCATCTTCGTGTGGATATTTCCCATATAAATGTTTATATTTGTAGCAGGAAACCCATTTGCTTCTGCCAGTTTTTTTGTCCCGCTCCTCAAGCTCAAAGAACTTCATCCTTCTCTTAATTATCTCGCCTTGTGTCAAGGGTATTCTTGCTTGGTCTTCTCGTAGTCTTTTTAAACTATATTCTTTTTTTCTCGCTTTGGTTTCTTTTTCTTCTTTTTTAAAACCACATTTACATTTCACGGACTCGATCGGCACCGCCGCAAGACACCTTGGGCAAACCCACGCACCGTTTTCGCCATCTTTTCTGTTCTTCATCAAAGGCTTGCTTGAGAGGCCAGCGGACAAGTCCGCAGCAGGATCGTTTGTGGGCCATGTGTGACGGGTTACGTTTTTACCGTAATCCAGCATCACTGCACGCTCTTTTCCGGCGTTTATTCGTAGTCCTCGCCCCACCATTTGCTTGTATAGCGCCATTGACATCGTGGGCCGCGCCAAAATGAGAGCAGAAACAGCAGGGCAATCGAAGCCCTCCGTTAGCACGCCGAAGTTCGAAACCACCCGCACGCTCCCGTTCCCTAGTTTTTGAAGAATTTTTTCTCTTTCTGCCTTGGGCGTGGTGCCATCAATATGGGCGGCGGAAATGCCTTTTTCGTTAAAAACCGCACACAAAGAAATGCTGTGCTGCACCGAAGACGCAAAAACAAGAGTCTGCATACCATTACAATATTTTTTCCAGTCTCGGGCTACGTTCTCCATGAGATCGCGGTCTACAAAAATTTGTTCAAGTTCTTTTTTGGCAAAATCACCTTTTTCGATCTTGATCTTGGAAAAGTTTATCATCTGAGGAACCCAGACCTCGCATGGCGACAAGTACCCCTGTTCGACCAGCGAGCCCGTGGTCTCAACCGCAACGAGACCCTTAAAGAGAGTATAGTCATCAATCGACCCCAGGCCTTTACCGTCTGCGCGATATGGCGTGGCCGACAAGCCCATTACTACGGCGTCTGGGTACATTTTTAATATGATGACATAGCTGTTGGCCACTGCGTGGTGGGCCTCATCAACAATTATGAGATCGGGCGACAGGGATGCCATGTATTTTTTTCGTCGCACGCAAGTCTGAACAGACCCTACCTGGACTGGCTTTTCGGATATGCATCTTTTGTCGCCAGCTAAAACGATAGAGCAATCAAGCCCGAAGCCGCTAAAGCGATCATAGGCCTGAAATATAAGCTCGCGCCGGTGAGCCAGAAATAACACTGTTTTTCCCTTTGAAACGGCAAGGAATATAATTTCAGCAGCGATAGTGGTTTTGCCACCGCCAGTCGGAAGCTGCAACAGCACTCTTTTGTGCTTTGCTGCGGCCTCTCTGCACCTATCAACTGCCTCCTGCTGGTAGGGACGTAGTGATTGTTTCATCTGTCATTTTTTTCTTCTTTTGGTTTGGTTTTTTTTATTTTAAGGCCCAGTTCGCGATTTAGAAATTTTTCCTTTTGCGCCGTCGTCGCAAACTGTCTAAGCTCTGAGGGGTTGCCGTTTTTTGTCTCGCGCCATCGCCTAACCTTCCACCCAAAAGTGGGATTGTCGGGAATGTAGCAGTCTGGACAAATCGGATCCTCGCCGCCCTGCGTAAAGCACTCAATGCCGCACGCAGAGCAACGCCCTGCATGGCTAGGCATTTTTAAGTGCGTCCTTAATGGCCTTTGCACCTTTTAACTTTTTAGGGTTTACCTTTTTTACAGGCTGTTTTTCCTCAACAACTTCGGGCTCAGCCGCTTCATGGGCTGACTCCTGGGGCACGGGCGCGGGATCGGTCTGGACGATGCTAATATCATCCTGAATTTCCTCAGTAGTGTAAATGGCCCCAGTAAAAATATCAGCACAGTACCATCTAGCGCCATTGCTAATCGCACGCGCAAAAAGCATGTTTTTAGGATAGCGCTTCCAGTTTGGTCGGCCACCAATGCCAGCCTTTGATGCGTCGGCCATCGTAAACGCAGACACGCCAACGGTTTCCCATGCGCCGTCAAGTTTTTCTTTAAACTCAAGCTCGCACTCGGTTTCAGTGTGCTTTTTGACGACAAATCGATACTTGCCACTCGCCTTGATGCGCGACGCAATAAGGCCTGAGGACAACGTGGGCTTTCCCTCCACGATGTGAATACCTGCCATGCTCGCAATCGGCGGAACGCCAAGCTCCATGCCTGCCTGCACTTTTACAATGGCCTTTGCCACGTCTTGTGCGTCCTTAAAATATCCCGATGCTGTGGTTGCACTGCAAAACCGTTTTAAGTCTTCAAACGAATGCAACACAATGCCACGCGCACCAACTTCTTCTTGTTTATGTAGAACCATAGCTACTCCCTTTTGCTGTTCTTTTTTCTTATTTTCTGTCATTTTTCACCATAAAACGGCGGTAACCTTTTTTCACCACCGTGTTTTGAGACAGAATTTTTTCTGCCTCGTTTTCTTTCGCGTTTAACTTTTCACACAATGCGTGAAAGGCCGCCTCAAAATCTGTTTTTTGACCATCTTTAATGGCCTTCCAGGAAACATACCCCCAGTCGCCCTTGAGTCCGCTATCGCCACCAATCATCTGTTTTAATTTGTTTTCTGCTTCCTGCGCAATGGCCTTGCCTTCGTCCATCATGGCTTTTCCGCGAGCACGCTCCTGGACTAGCGCATAAGCAGAGCCATCATCGGATTTTAATTTTTTATTGTTCTGAGGGAAGCGCTCGGCCAGATAGTCTTTGTAGCCATCGCTGCCATCTACGGGCGGCGCAACTTCTTTCAGCACGTACTCGTTCCAAAACTCATGGGCCTTTGTTGCAAGGATCTCTATAAGTTCGTCATCACGCTTAATGGTATATGTATAAAAAAGCTTATCGCCAAACCCTGGCACCATCACATGCAGATCAACTTCTTTTACTTGCGGGCCAACGATATACATCTGCCACTGAACCTGGGCAAAGTACCATGATGGCACTTCATCGGTGTGCTCAGACCCCCAAACCTCGCCTGCGCCACGACCGCCGCTAAGAAGTCCAAATGTTTTAATTTCCAAGATCTTGACTATATCGCCTTTTTCGTTGGGGATCAGAAAATCAGGGGTGCAGTGAAAATACGCTACGTCGGGATGGTAAATTTTGTCCCCTGGTTGAAGCGCAATTTTTCCATCTGGAGAAAATAGCTCTTTATGGCCAACATAAGAATTGTTCCCAAGGCCATCATAAACATAATCATCTACGTTGAACGCATAGCCATTTTTCATGGCATAGTCTTTTGCGACAGTGGGCTCTAATTGCAACCCTAGCCTCGATGCCTCATTGCCTGAAAAGCCATCACTGATGCCCATTATTTCAGACCATACTGTTATTGGCTTTGCATACGGATTAATTCCCGCGATAGCGGTGATCCTTGTCGCCCCTATGGATTGGCCTTGTAAATCAACCATTTAGCTCTCCTTTTTTGTTGGTTGCTTATATTTTACTCTTTGTCGATCTCTGCGTCAAGCTGCATTTTGTTTTTTAATGCTGTTTCTGACCATTTCTTGATCCGCTCAAAAGGGAAGTTCCGCCCTGGGCAGCCCTTGATACGTTGGTTGTTGGCGCGGCGCAAGTCGTCATGTCTTTTTATGCGAACAGTGTCCCCATATTTAAACAAAAGATCCCTGCAAAGAACCATTGAGGCATACATTTGTGCGTCGGTGGCCTTTTCAATCCGAAAATCGCCAATGCACGCAACGCCAACGCTGTGACTGTTGAACCCGTAGCAGTGAGCACCGCGAGCGTCATGATCAAGAAACTGCGTGATCTGGCCATTTAACCCAATGACAAAATGATAAGGAACAAACGCCCGTGCTTTGTAGCGCTCCGGTATGCCGTTTAGCTTCCATTTTTTTATGGTTTCAGCAATGCGCTGGGGGCGCACCGTAACCGTGGCTACGCCTTCCGGTGTTTCGGTAAAAAAACGCTCAACATCAATAGCGCATCGACCCACGCCGATTCGGTGCAAGACAACGTACTTGGTGCTTTGCCGCACAGGCCGAAGAGAGTTTATGTTTACGCGATAATCAGATTCCAGCACACGGCGCTGTATGTCGTCGTCGATTGGAGTATTATCCCCCACTTTTCGAGACTCCCTTTTGGGTCTCGTATGTGCCCACGGCACCGCCGAGCGCGGCCAGGGCAGCAAGCAGTGCGCTAGAGACAGGCATGCCGGACAGAAAAGAGTCACAAAGCGCAAGGGCCGCTGCGAACACCATCAAAATAGCAGGCCGCAGCCACTTGGGGGATCTTTGCCAGACCTCGCCAAATCTCTTGCTCTTTAAAACGGGCACAAAAGCCCTGATAAACGCCGCAATTGCACCAGCGGCTAAAAGTGAATGGGTTGCTGGTTCCATCTCTACTCCTATCCCCTTAATGCTTTTATGTCTTCTTTTACTTCCTTGAGGTTTTCATCCACGGCAGTGATCCTATCCACAAGCCGTTCCTCAATTCCGACTAATCTTTCTAACACATTTTCAACTTTTTCGAGCGAAGCTTTTTCTTTTTTTATCTCTTCCACGCGAGAAGTAAGAGCCTGGATTTTTGACTGAGAATGACCCCATGCCGCCCCAATCCCAGCGCCGCTAGTCAAAATCGAAATTAAAAATTTTATATCCAGATCCATATTTTTCTTTTCCTACGCAAAGCTGTGTTTTTCGGCAAAAATGATTAAAAACCTCCTTTTTTAGCTTTAAAAAAAAGGGGTGGTCGGGCGGCATGCTATGCGGACCATCCTCCAGGAAATACTGAGTCAGCTTAAATTCCATTGGGTGCTTTTTGTGAATATATCTCGCCCAAAAAACAGCCGGAGGAGCTTCGCAAAGGTCGCCTATTTCTTTTTCGCATGGCACATAAAAAATTTCAAAATTTACACGAGGATCAAAGAATAAAACATCGCTGATGGCCCCAACCCATATTCCCGTTGCCGAGTTGTAGAGATCTATATCATATCTGATCTCTGAGCCAGAAAGCTCAGCGTAGGAAATGTCCTCAATCATGACCGCCCTGACGGGTGCTCGAAAGATCGCTACATATACGCAACACAACATCGCACCTAAAACGAAAAGCGCGATGCTTTTAATCATCTTTTCTCTCCGTTTAAAAGGGTTACGGTTAGAAATGTCGAATTCGGGTTTACGGAAAATGCGGCACCGGTTTCGCTAAAATATATAAGCCCTGCGTAGCCCATGTCTATCGTGTCGCCTTTGTTCATTTTCAGCTTTGTGGTGACGCTGCTGGTGGCCGAATAGGAGTAGTCCGTTCCATCAAGATCGTACCTTAAAGGCGCTCCCACTTGCCCAACGGCATAGCGATCTGAGTTATGCCTAACAATGCACGATATGCCGTGGCCGCCTCTGCTGAAAGAATAAGTTGTTCCAGTGATTGAAAAACTTGGGTCGGAGTCGGCCACCAGGGTCAAGTCAACACATGCCGATACTTCATACAGGCCGTCTTCTGGCGCGACGTATTGATGTGCGGGACCGCCGGTGAAGTTGTCTCCAATGTCTAGGGTTACACTATCAAGGTTTATCTTTGTAAACTCGTCAAAGGCTGTTTTTCCTGTCGTGAAAAGCTGGTATCCGGCAGTCGTGGCCCGCAAAAAGGGCTCGCACTCTGTCAGGCGAACCATGTCTAAGTACACGCTTGAAGATGCCGCAACGGATCCTGGCGAGATTTCCACACGGGCAAAGGCAACGCCCGACGATGGCGCAGTAACATAAAATTGTTTTTCTTCGACAAGATCAATCGCGCTAAGGGCAGTGGCAGACAACGACGCAGTGGAAACAGCGCTTGTGTCTTTTCTGGTGAGATAATAGCTAATCGTTCCGCCGACAGTGTTTGCGATGTTTGTTGTGGCGGCCCGCAGCTTTATAACATATGGGACGCCCGCTCTTATCGCAAAAAACTCAGAGGTTATCGCGCCCGCAGCGTCAGTTAAATCAATCAAAAAACTTCCCGTTTGACCAGTCACAGCACCGTCGCCAATGGCCTTAACGTAAACATCATCCGCAGACCCCCATGTTCCGCCAGTGGTCGTCCACCCTATGGGCTCTGAAAGGTTTCCGCCGTGACCACCACCCCACTGTTCAAAGCCTTGGTTTGGGATGGCTGGGTCTTGGCCGCCAAAAGCCCCCAGCGCCTCCAGGGGGCGCATTTGCTCCATGAGGGCAGTCAGAGTGGGGCGGGTGCCGTCGCGAGCGCTAAAGGGAGCCTGCGGGCCGGTGTTGCTTGTTCGCTGCATGCTTATGTGGCGGTTTGAACCCGATGAGGGGGTGCCGCGCAGGCCAAAGGATACATCTACAAATCCATTCTTCATGTCCATGTTTATGGTAGACACGGCGTAATTTTGATCTGAGTCAAAAGATTGATCGTTGGCCTCGATGGACAACATGTCATTAAGCTCAACCTCGACCAGATCCTTGGCATTAAGGCTGGTGTGGGCCAATGGCTCTTTTAGGTCGTTAAGAATACCATTGCCCATTCGGGCGGCCTCGATGCTGCTATCAATAAGGTCTTCCGCAGACTCTTGCAGCTCCATGTATCTGCGCCCATACTTGCTTATAGATTCTGGGTCTTCATATGTAAGAGTATTCTGAACGGGAGCGAGGGAGGACGGGTGGGTTATTGCAGGAAAGTCATTCGGCCCGCGCCGCCCAAGCGGCAATGTGGTGTCAAACTTCAGCGCATAATAGGCAATTTTTACCGCATTTCTAACGCCTGAAATATCGAGACTTAGTTTGGATAAATCTACATAGTCGTCTGCTGAAATAAAACTATCCGCTAAGACTTTTTCGCGGTCTGGCTCGTGTAGCGTCAGCCTGAAATCTTGCCGGTCTGTGCCGAAACCTTTATCCCATTTGTAGCGAACCATCCACGCGATTTGAGATGCCAATTTGTTGATGGCCGACAAAACCAAGTCACGAGCGATGGTGCCTTCCGACAACAGCCAATCCGCGCCAACGGGCTCGTAAAGAACTGGGTGGCTCGTTATTCCGAATGGGCTTTTCCAGTTCTCGTCAACCACATTATCTATTGCGTCGTACAGGGAAGTGTTATCGGGAACAAACCGTTCATCACTCTCATCATCATCTGCTTCGATAAAAGCATCTGCCAGTAACGCGCCCTGGTCTCTGATATTGATCGAGATAACGTCTTTACCAAAATCAACCACGTCAACATAGCCAACTAGCAAATTATACCAATCCGATCCTGTATCCGAAAAACTTGTTACCTCGTCGGGATATAGCCCGTAGGGCATTCTTGACATTTGTATTTTTATTGATCGCCCGATGTTCAAGAAGGTTGTTGGATCAGCTGCGGTAGGGGCGGTGTATGAAGTATCAGTCTGGGTTGGGTATGTTCTATTCGACAGGGTATTGGCGGCGGTGGCTCGGTTTAGATAACTCTCAGACATAAGAGGGGACAGGTTCACTCTGCCGTGGGCCCTAAAAATACTAACGGTGCCGGTGGTTACACGCTTGTCAACGCTGTCGTCAATGCGGACGCCCTGAAGCATGTCCACCGTGCCGCCGTCAGGAGATGGCACCTTGCTTAAATCTTGCATGTTGCCAAAATTGTCCTCGACGAGAACACGCACATGAGCCCTGTTGCCAGTCGCCCACCCCAAGCCACGCCGGTAATCTTCCTGTATGTCGGCGTCCGTCAAGGCCTCAGAGCACGCCGTGGCAGGGCCAACACGGCCCGTAAAATAATTGCCAGTTGCGCCGTGTACGTTCCCATAGGTCCACCGAGCACTGGATCCGCCCGTGGGGTACTCGTAGCCCGCGCCGCTGTTATCAAAAACCTCCAAAGCGCCGTCCGAGTCACGAGTCTGGCAGCCGTTGATGTAAAATTTCATACGGCACTTGCCAGCGTTATCAGGATCGTCTTCTCGCACCATGGCGATGTGGCACCATTCGTCTGTGGGCGGTTTTTGATCAGACTGGGCTTCTTGGTTCGATCCGCTGCCGTACTCCCAAAATGAACGCAATGTCGCAGGTGTTCCGCCTGATGACGCCACCTTAATGGAGAGCATAATGTTGGTGGCGGATGTCTCGCTTGATGCAGAGTACGAAAAAGCATAAGCAGAATTCTTTACTTGAACACTGTCGATATAAACCCAAGCTTGCCAGGTGCATTCACCGGTTAAGGATGCGTGATCTCCTGACGCTGCCGAGTCGTAAGCGTAATTGGTGCCATCGAAAACGCGAGCACCGGAAACTGGGCAGTCTGCGGTCGTAGTTGGTGTCGAGGCAAAACCAAGCTCCTTGGTGCTTAAAAGATCTTTAATGCCGCCGAAGGAACTGTAATCCTTATCGGGCGCAAACGCACGAATAGTGGTAGCGCGAAGCTTCGGAGGAACGCCGCGAGCGTTGGTGAATATTCTCATACCTCCTCCAATGTAAACTCAAGCGTGATGAGATTGCTTTGAAACGAGCCGTCGATCGCGCCCTGCACGTAATCAATCGCTGTGACCGTGCCGAAAACTTCGATCTGATCTTCGGGAACACAGTCACCCGAAAGATAAAGGTTTGGCAATGGGCTGAAGGGGTTTGTATGGGTTCCTGCCGTGCGCACGTCCTTCCATGACTCCAGCATGTTTACAGTGGGGTGGTATGGAAAAAATTGCATGTCATCTATTTTGCTGTCCGTGGCGCATGTAAAATAGCCCGCACTGTCTACGGCAAACTCTGAATCAAAGGCGGCAGTCGAGCCCTGGAGTCCGCTGTATCCGGTTCCCCATCTGTAAAATTTTTGTGTTGCTGCCCCATTGCCCAGGGCCGCCCAGCCCTGCCACTCTGGAATTGCGGCGTCATAATAGAAAAAAGAAACGCACCAGTCACCGGAAAACATAGATGGGATTCTCCATTCCAGCTCCAGTGTCGTGCCTTTTGTTTCCAGATATGGACCGTTGTCCTCACCGCCAGTCGGATGCCAAATGGATGCGTAGGAGCGATTCGGCCCAAGGCCACGCGACGAATACATTCCTTCGTTAAAACTAAAAGAATGCCCGCGACCAAGAATAAGGCCTTCGGTCGCCATCGCGTCGGCATAACTCATGGGCGTTGTGGACCCAGAAATGGTGCGTTTGCTATATTTTTCAGCCGACGTATAAGTTCCGCCGTAAGAGCGGCCTGTGCGGCCAATGCTGGAGCGCTGGATACTAACCGACTCGGCAGCCACCGGCACCAGGTAATTATTCAACTTTAAAAACGCCACTATTTTTCCCGCAAGGTAAACGAAAGGCTGTTGTTGGCACCGAATGTGCCTGAAAAGCTTGAAGGTACAAAATCCGATGTACCAGACGTGCCCGCGCAAGTCACTGTTTCATCGCCAACCATATCTCCTGACACCGCAATGTACGGCAACGCACTGAAGCGTTTAGTGCGGGTTGTGATGGTTTCCATTTGCGATGCGGTGAGCTTAAAGGGCAGATAAACAATTTCGTGAATTTTTTTATACTCAGCAGCGCCGCTTACAGCAAAAATAAGGAGCCCGTCAGCGGAAAGCTGGACGTTGTTAAACTCGGAGCCAGTGGACGTGGTGCCATCCTTATACTTTGACACGGAAGGGTCAGACGTTGCGCCGGTGCCGGTTATCGCAAGAATATGATGGCCAGAAGGAGATTTTTCAGTTACCCAGCAAACCGTAAAATCGCTTGCGGCAGTATGGTTTATCTGCTCCGCGCTCCACACAGAAAAGCCACCATACTCAACATAATAATCGCCGCCATCAAATTTGTTAGCGGTGGCCACAAACGTAGGGACTAGAGCGCCGCCCCTTGTGGGCCCGATCCCGTCGGCAGTGTAAAGATTTTCCTGAAGCGGTATGACGTGACCTTCGCCGTTGATCAAGCCTTGATACGCTAAAAAGTCAGCGTTTTCCACCACCGGAGTCTTGAGGTTGAACGTGCGCTTGCTGGTAAAAAAAGACCCGTCGCCGGTGCCCGTTATTCCGCGCTGAGGACGGCCTATGAGGTCGATATCCGAACCCGCTGCACGGTCCTCGATGGGGATGTTGAATCCGTTGATGGTGCAAAAAGCCATTAAAATCCCCCAAGCGGCCCGACTCCGCCTGTCTGGTTTTGCTTGCTGATTTCTTGTTCAAGATCGGTAAAATTATCAACAAAAAGATTCTCGATGTTTATAACGGTGCCGGACTGGCCGTCGAGACTAGCACCAGTGAAGGGGTTTGTTTGATTGGGATTCATAGCCTCGTAACGATACTTCTCGACCTTGAAGCCTTTAGGCGCGTTGAGGACTTTTGAGGCTTCTTTGTTTGTTTCCTTCATTTGATCGTTTTGCGTTCTATAATTTCCTGCGGCGTTCTCAATTTCCTTGCCCAGTTCTCCGAGGTCGGCAGTGAAAGCATCCCTGAATGCATCTGCGGTGCTTACGAGATCGTTCCCCAGATCTTTCATCGCCGACAGCAACGGATTGTCACCGGCAAGAAAAACCAGAAAGTTGCCAATGCCTGACAGAAAAGCGTGCAGGCCATCAACAACGTCAATTACCACAGTGCTGAAGCCTTCCATGACCTTTGTCGCCCAGGCCTGCTCCCCTGTAAGCGCCCCCAAGAAGGTAAGAAGGGTGCCAATGCCGCCAACGACTGCGCTGACAAACTGGGAGATAATTAACTGAATAAAGGCGACGATCATCACCACATTAATCAGGGCGCGAGACAATCCTTTTATGACTGGGCCTAATCCCTCAAACACGGCCCCAACCATCTGAAACAAGGGTATCCAGGCAACAACGAATGCCATGGCCAGCCTTAGTTGGTCTAAAAATAGCGATGCCAATACGTCTATCAGTGGACCAAGAGCGTCAAACATCATTCCAAAAAGAGAGGACATCCTTGATGCAACAAAAAACAAAACCGACGCGAATGGCTTCATGGCCTCTATTGCGGGAAGCAAATTTTGCTCAAAAGTGTCTGAAATTATTTGCATCAAACCGACGGTCTCTGCCGTGCCGTCATCATTCATCCCGCCAGTAGATATCTGCATTTTGCCTAATAGCATGTCAGCAAACCCGCCAATTGCGCCGCCGACAGCCTGACCGGTTGCGGGATCTACTCCCATAGCAACGCCGACCCCAGCGCCAGCGGCACCGCCTGCGCCAGCCATGAAATTCCCAAAATCTCCCATGGCCGCCTGTCCAAATGTTGCCGTCATCACCGAGGCTGCCGTCACTGCGGCCATCCCAAGTCGCGTGAGTGACTCTGCGGTTCCGTCAACCTGGGCCCCCCAGTCACCCATGGACTTGACAATGTCCCTGGATCCACGGCCTATTTTTTTAAACATCCGCGAAACATTTTCTGCGCCACCGACCAAGGGGGCCATAAAGCTGGCGATGTTTTCGCGCCCAGCGATGTCTTTTTTCGCTCCGGCAATCTGAGAGGGAGTCATGGCGACGGCGGCCTGACTGTGGGATTTTTTACTGGTGCCGAATCTTATACCTACTCTTGTTGCAGCGGCAGCGACCAGCATGGCGTCCTTCACGCGCTCGGCCTCACGAGCCTGGAGTGCGGCGTTTTGCGCCATTTGTTTTTGAAGTTCTGCGGCATTTTTCATGCCTTCAAGCTCAAGGGCCAGCTTTGGATCTATAAAGACCGCTTTGCTTATGCGTTTTTCGATGCTCTTGTTTAAGTCATCGAGTTGCTTTTCTGTTTTTTTCACCCCTAGCGCGCCAAGGAGCCCCTCTTGCTGGGCGGTTGGCGCAGCCTTGATGCGGGCGTAAAGCTCTTCAATACGTTTTTCAAGAACCTTGACCGTAGCAATGGACTCGCGAGTCGCAGCAACGAAATCTTTTGCCATCTGCTGCGCTGCCTCGTCAACTTTTTTCTCGGTGTCTTTGGCGGTGTCTTTTTTTGCGTTCTCCGCCTTAATTTTGGCGATTTCCTTCTCGAACTTGAGCTTGTCTTCCTGGCCTTTTAAAAGTATCTTTTCCTGGGCCACCACCCTGTCGCCGGTGTCCTTAATCTTTTCAATAAGTTCAAGCTCGTGATTCGCAAGCGAATTTCTTCTCGCTCTTGCGGCGTTTATTTTTTTATCCAAATCTTCGGACAGTGCTTTTTTCGCTATTTGCTGGGCCTCAGTGAGCGCAAGCATATTGGTAAGCTGCAAGCGCTCTTGGAGTAAGCCTGAAAGCTCTTTTTGTGCTTGCAGCAGTTCACCACTGCCCCTGGCCATCGCAAAAGCATCCTGAAGGTCGAGGACACGCTGGCGAAGTTTTTCCACCTCAGTCGTGGCTTCGGTGATAAAATTTGCAATCTGAAGAATTTGAACACCAAACTTGCCAAGCTTTATTCGGCTTAGCTCATTCGCTGCGCTCGCGAGAGCCTGCATAGGGTCTAGCGCTTTGTTTATGTCAATCTTTTCCAGCTCATTGGCTCTTTTTATGAAGCCTGAAAAAGCAACGCCGACCATTGAAACCTCGGCCTCTAAGACCGTTAATTGATCTGCGCTACGCTTAAATACCGCAGTCGCTTTGGCGACCTCCTCCTTGGCACCCTTGGTTTTTGCGCCAAACCAACCCATCTTCGCGGCGAGCAAACCAAGAACGCCCATCAGCGCAGTGATGGCTACCTGGGCCGGAATTACCCACCTGGCCATGCCCATAAGAAGCGCCTTGGTGGATCCTGTCGCCACCGCAGCGGCCTTGGCAAAGCCGGATGCGTGGAAAGAACCAATCATCATAGCATCACTAAGGTCGCCCATGAAGAACATAGCGAACTGCCGCCCGCCCATAAGGCCCTTCTGAAAGGCCTCGGTGATGTTCGTAAAACTCATCACAGTGGCCCGCATTGCGCCCGAGCCGCCCGTGGACATTGCGGCAAAAACATTGGACATTTTACTGCCGCCATTTTCAACCTGACTGGTGAGCTTACTCATTTTTGACGAAGCGGTATCTGATACGTTGATAAACGACTTCATGCCGCCGACGGCGGCTATGCCCTTGTTGAATTGTCTGAATTCCTCGGTGTCTCTCTTTACTGTAGCGCCTAGGCGTTCAAGAGACTTTTCGTACCCAGCAAGTGCCTGCTTAGCTTGTTCAGTCGTAGCCTTGTTGCCCTTAATTTGGTCCGACAGGCTTTTGACGTTTTTGATGGTCTCCCTAATTGCTTTAAGGGTTTTCTTTTCCGTGCCAGGTATCTTGGGTTTTGATGCACCGCCACCGCCGCCACCGCCGCCACCAGTGCGACCATTAAGCTTATCCAGCGCATCTTGCGCCTTTTTTATGGCGTCAGTAAAACCCTTAATATCAAGCGTCAACGACGCTGTGATTTGACCTGCTGCGTCACCAGCCATTAGCGCCTCCTAAATGAACGAGGAGAGCGCGTATTGTTTTTGGCTTTTGCTTTATCCATGGCCTTCTTTTCCGCCTCATTCTTTATTTTGAAGTATTCGTGCCACTCCAAAAATTCTGAAACGGATAGACGCTCGGCCAAGTCATTGACGGTGGTGCCCAGTGTTTCTGCTAAGAAAAACAGAAATTGGCGCTCGCCGTCTTGCTTTAGTTTTTTGCGTCTTGCTCCGCTTCGGTATTCATCAACCGAACGGCTTCTGCCGCAAGCTCATCAACCCATCCACCGGACGGCATGTTCATAAGCGTGGCCTCATCAGCCTTCTCGAAAATATGTTCTTCCGTATTTGGAACGTAGCAGCAGTGCATAATGGCAGCGATTTGAAGCTTAGAGAAGTCTTTGATTTCGCCGGTGGTGCCACCGCCTGCGGCAGTCAAAATCTTGCTGCGCTGCCCTACGGTGGGCTGACGGATTTCAACGTCTTGGCCATTGACTGGCAATAAAGTTGAGGCTCGCTCGGCCCCAGTTCCCAAAGTTGCTGTACGGATTAAATTACGGATGTTGTTTTCTGACATGTTGTCCCCTTATCAGCTTCCGATATCTCCAAATGAGTATGCGGAGCCAGTAGTTGTTCCAGTTTCGGTTGTGCTCTGTGGAGCGCCCTGGAATGATATACTGGTTTCAACAAGTCCGTCAACAGAGCCCGTATTTTCATAGCTTTCAATAACGATAAAAGCCCTGAAGACCTGGTCGGAGTCGGGATCAAACTTAATCTCAAGCACCTTCGGCGTACCGTCTGACAGCAAATCAAAAAGCTTGATTTCGCCCAGTTCGGGAGGAGGAGTCACTGTTGTGTTGTAGTCCTGATTAGGGGTTTCAAGCAATGTCAGCGAGCCGCTCAGGTCAACCAGTCCATTCATCTTATCTCTGAAAGCACCGCCGTCCATGGTAGATCGGTCAAGGATGTCGGAGGACACGCTAATGGAAAAATCCGTAACCGTTCCCACTTCGTATTTTGGAAGGTATTTAATGCTCTGAATCTCTACGGTCGCCTCAGCAGGATCGAAATTAACAATCCCGAAAAGGTGGTCGATAGTCGTATGGGGAACAGTAGTTGCCCCATCGTCAAACAATTGCGCCTGTGACGGATCTAGAATTTGCTGGTTTCCCGATTTTGGAATTTGCCAAGAGGTTCCACCGCCCAGGTCGTTTAAAGCTCCAGACGTAGCAGGAGAAGACGTGCCCGTCATATAAAGACGGCATAAATGTGCAGCAATAGCGGCCATGCTGACCTCCTATTAGCTTAAAAATTCAGGTGCGCCGGAGAGCTGGACCGAGATAGATGCCTCCACTAGACCGTCCACTGCGCCAGTGATCTCTACAGACTCGATAACGCCGGATGCTGCAAAGCCTGCCTCGGTAGCAGCGCCCGCGCCAGTGAGGCCGATAAAGTAATGACGAGTTCCGCCTGCCGAAAGAGCGTCAAAAATATCCTTTACAGAGCCGTCGCCTGTGCCTGCTTCAAAGTTAGCACTAAAAGACATGGATGCGTCTTTAAGGCCCGAAAGCTTGGTTCGGAAAGAGGTGCTGTCATCAAAAGCGGTTGTGTCAAGAATGTCTGCGCTGTTGCTCAGCGTGACATCTTTTGCTCCGGCCATATCAGTGCCAGCCGCCTCGGCGGTTGAGTAATTGGTGACGAATGGGGTAGAACCTGCGCTAGAAGTGCGCAAGATAATCTCATGTGCTGCTAAAGCCATATTAGTGTCCTCCAAATAGACATTGTTTCAGGGTGTAAATTAACAGATCAAACACCTAAAAAACAAATAGATCTGTTATCGCGAGCCATTTTTATAGATCTAAAAAAAAGAGAAGGGCAGGGAGTCGAACCCCACTGCCGGAAAGGGGAGAAAACCGGCATATCCCAACCTCCTCATAAGGGCAAGGCCCCTTCCGAAGAAGGAGCACTTGCGAGAGGTAAAATATTACCAGTTATTAGAGTCAAGATCTAACGCTGCGGCAGCGTCAATGGATGACTGCAAGGATGTCTGAACTGCTTGAAGGGCAGTTGCCTGTCCCGCAGAGTAGTTTCCAGTATCGATCTGCGCTTGAATGCTGATGATTGCATTAGCAGCCATGGCAGAGATGGCAGCCGATGTTGACTGAACATCTGCATTTACAATAGCGCCATAGTTTGGAGTGTATCCGTGCACAAAATTTACATACGTAGAAATGTATGCATGGGAGAGCCCAGAAATGCCCGTTCCGTTGGCAACGCCGTTAGCAACATACTCGCCGAGGCCCTGAGCAAAAAGGCTGCCCATGTAAGCATCGGTCTCTTGCTGGGCGACATAAGCCTCATTGGCCGTCATAACCCAGAATGACAAACCGCCGGTGGTCGGGCTAGGAGTGCCCAGCGCCGAAACCGTCAAGTCGTCAGTGTGCGTGGCAGCGGCCAGTCCGTCTTTTGGTCGAACAAGAATAAACTCATCGGCCTTGATGCCGGTCAGGGAAGATCCCCACGCGCTATCGGGAGTTTCATTAGCCTGATAGGAAATCATTCTGGCATTATAGGCTGGTATGTCATTTGGATCTGCTTGCATGAGCGCGATCTCAAAGCTGCCGGAAGCATCAACGCTTGCATCAACAAGCTCACCACCGACTGCGTTGGCAAATCTATTCACATGGATTCCGCGAGCATCACCAACCACAGGGTCGTTTCCGACCGGCAACGCAGTAAACGTCAGAGGGTCCATTGCTTGGTTAAAACCGAGGTCCCATGGGGCCAACAGGGTCGAGCCTGCAATTGCGCCATCGCCAGCAGGGTGATAGTTCGCACCTGAAAGGGTAAGAACAACGTCGCCGGAGCCCTCCATAACATGATCAGGAGCAACAGTTGCGAGAGTAGGATCGGCAGGAATAATATCCAACACGCCGCCCAAAACAGCAGTAGCACCAGAACGAGTCGTTACTTGCAGGTCAACCAACCCCAGAGGAGCATTGTGGGCAACAGTAACAGTACCGGTTGCCTTTGTGGCGCTCGTAGCGGTCAGGCTAAAGCCGGTAAGGCCAGAAGCAGGATTCCCGCCCGAGGTCAAAGCCGCAGACATGGTATCCGCTGTCTGATAATAGTTCACAAAGTCGCCATCAGTAGCGCGAAGGCCGTCGGAAGTGTTTCCAGCGTCCCAAATATTCATCAGGTTCGTGCCGTCAATGGTGAACGTATGCTGTTGCGTGCCCGAGGCAGGACGATCCAAGAACAAGTTGTTCTGGGCTGGGTCTGTGGACAACGTAGGAGCAGGTAAAATGATCTCAAGCTTCTCGTCAGCATTTGCGCTTGTTGCAGTGCCGCCTTCGGTGGTCACAACAAAGTTATGCACGCCAAGGCTTGCAGTGTCGGCAATCGACACATGCACTTGCACTTCAGTGTCGCTGTTTTTCTGTGCGCTTCCAAGGGAGATTCCCGTGGGGTTGCCAGCCAGCTCGATTGAGGTCAGGTTGCCATAAAAATTTGCACCGGTGATCGTAACCACTTCCTGCATGAATTCAAACATAGATCTGTCATCGCCAGCAGGACGATTCGCAACAGAAATGGAGGTGATGGTAGGCTCGGCAGCATCAATACTAAAAGCTTCTGCCAAAGACAGGACCGTGCTAAGAGATCCGCCAGCATCAAGAGCAGTAATGCGAAAACCAATGTTCGCTAAATCGCTCGGGATGCCCTGGGCAATAGCCAAGTCAAAATCAACAGTGTGATTTGCGCCAGTGCCAGCCGGAGTGGTTGCTGAAACATTGCTAATGGTCGCGAAGCTGCTGAGAACAACATTTCCACTGCCATCTTCTTGTGTTGGGCTAGGGTTAAAGTTTCCGCCAGCGTCAACCTGTCCGACTTCAATGCGATTAGCGGCGTCAACGCCTTCAAGACGGCTGCCGGACAATCGCAAACTTTTGGTTTCGCCAGCAGCAATTGATGCCATATCTGCACCGCTTTGCTGCGTTAAAGTAGCAATGGTTGGTGCGCTGTAATAAACGGTCAAGTTGGAGGCAAGCTCGTTGGAGTCACCGGAGTGAGTCGTTGCCTTGATTGAGTGAGACAATCGCTGAGCGTCAGCCGCAACAGTAAAAGTAGCAGTGGCCTGAGTGGGGCTATCAACAGTCATTCCGGTAAGGGTAAGGCCTTGGCCCGCGAGGGTGCCAAGCGTTGAAGTCATTGCTTCGTTCTCGTCCCAGTCCTGATCGTAAAATTTTGCACCATTAAGGGTTGCAGTTACCGTATCGCCTTGGTTTACGATGTTGCTGCTTCCAGCATCGGCATAGGTAATACCAGCCAAGGCAGGGGCACCAAAGTAAACTCGCAATTGACTGTTAAAGGTCGCAGTCTGCTCAACGGAGTTGCCGTCAGAATCGGCTTGACCAGGGAGTGTCGTGATAACAATATCACGCATGTCGCCAGCGCCACCGGAGGCACCAGGGGCAACCTCTACACGAGCGGTAATTTGACCATCGTTATCGACATAAACGTCTTCGACGGTAACGCCAGCACCACTAATAGCGAGCGCAAGCGGGTTATAAGTTCTGTTTCCAGACATAATTATTTCTCTTTCTTCGCCCTCCATAATATATACAGGGGCAATAAAATTAATGATTGGCGGGCCAAAGTCGTCAATAACATCATCAACTGACTCTTGACGCGCCTTAAAAACAAAATCGCCGGTAGTCAATATTTGACCGCCGACGACGAGGATGGTGCTATTCGATATGTGAGTCATCAGCTATCCCACTCTGCCTCCACGTGATACCGTCGCCACATGTTTTCAGCCACACAGACATAAATATGAACTCCGTCAAAATATTGCTGCCCCCTGACGCCAGGGGACGTGGGGGTTGGCTTTGTTTCAATGTAGGTTTCGGTTGGGGAGAGGCTTTGCACGTTGCCCGAGTCATCAAAAACCGGAATGTCACCGGTTTGTACATTATCAGGCTTCGCCATAGATTTTCCAATTAAGTAAGACATTTTTCACCTAGAAAATAAAGAAGTTCTCACCATTAGAATAGATAGAAACAGATCCATCGTCGTTGCTTACGACAAGAGATGCCTCGCCATCTATCGTTTCGCCCGCAGCAGGCAAAATAGTGATGTTGTTCGTCGCTGCGCTCCCATCTTCGTCCTTCATTATATACAGCTTTCCGTCGCCAGCAAAATTTGCGGCAGGTAATTGCAGAGTGATCGCGCCAGTTGAGGTCTGACAGCTAAGTATCCTATCGGAAACCTTAACGGCGTATGGCGACATTGCATTGGTAACATCTATTGTTTCCAGCGCGTAAGACGGGATCGGGTTGGACGTTCCATCGCTTGAATAGATCATCATAACGTCGAGATTGAATACGGGATGCTCGGTGGGATCAAGCCCAATGTACAGCGGCTCTGAAGCGCCAGACAAAACAGAAACATAACCAGCAATAGATGCTCGCTCCACGGCGTCATAAACGATTCGAGCAAGCGAAGCAGTGGCCGAATAAGTACCAATGTTTCCACGTATGTAAATGCTGACCCGAGCCTCGCGAACATCTGTTTTTGCCGCGCCAAAAAGCGGAATCGGCGGTGGACCGCTCTGGGTGAAGCAAAAGATCCCTCTGTCCGGTATGTATTCTGACGGTGCCCTAACAGGCCCACGAAAAATGTCCGTGCCCAGGGTGCCCACCGACTGGGTGTCGAGGTGCGTTGCTAAATCTAAATCAGGTGTTGGCATTTTTAGACCTCTCTACCGTCTTGCTGCGCCTTTTTGACAACCAGGGCCTGTGATCGGTTATTGCTCTGGGAGTCATACGGAGGATTCTCTTGACGGTGAAAAAACACTTGCGATGGCTTGCGAAGAAAAGTTTTTATTGCGCTGACAAGGCCGCGCTTAAATATTTCGTTGCTCACAGAATTCGCCAGATACTTACGGTTTCTCTCCTGTGTGGCCGCATAAAAAACATAGTCGTCCTCAAAGCCAGCAACAGGGCCGCCATATCCAATCTCGACCGTAGCGCGAGTGCCGGTGGCCCTGGTCGCCAAATACCCAGTTGACTTTAACAGCCTCGTATCAACGGGAACTATTTGCTGGGATTTACGCCAAACCTCTAGTGCGCCAAAATGCGTTATCTCCTCGGATGATTTCTCAAGATTTTCTGCGATCTTGTTGGTCTTAGACAGGAAATCACTGGCGTCAAATTTAAGCATTTAGACCTCTATTTCGTAATGGTCCAAATCACCGTTTTCATCAACCAGCTCTAGTATGAATTTTGGGCGGCGGGCCAAGGTGGCATTCAGTGGCAACGTGCCAGGGAGCCATACTCGATAATCCATTTTTATTTCGGTCTCAGTGTAAACCCTGTAAGTTGTATCAAGTCGCGTACCTCGCCCAAGCTCGCGGGTTCGCTCGACAGGCTCTACGCGAGCTGGCATAGGAAAAGATCGGCCATAGGTCAGCTCCCCATCAGCGCCAACCCCTGTAGGGGCCGCATAGTACATAGTTTGCTTGAATTGCCCTGCGAGTTGCGGATCGGCCATTAGCAATCCTCGTCGGTGTTGTCGGCGGAGTCATAATCGTCCATGCCCACGCTAAAGGCAGGCTGTACGGCATCAGTGTCGTCGTCAAGCGTGTTCTTGCCTGAAATCGTCAGGCCGCCAGCAAATACTTCTGCGCCCAGTAGGGTGTCGCGTCTTAGCTCTTTGGCTTTTTGCGCGTAAGCATACGATCTTTGCGAGGCCCTGACTGAAAGGCGACCATTAGTCGTGTCCGCTTGACGCGCATACTTCGACGAGATCGCGTCACACGCTGCCGCCGCTGCCGGATAAACCGTATCGGAGTATAGCGAAAGGAAATAATCCACTTCGCTATCCTGCAAAAGAGCGTCCGCACTGTCCGTGTCGCCCGTAAGAAGTCTAACAGCATCGCGTTTAGAGTTTTCAGGATCAGACGTGTATGTGAAGGCCATTTTTAATCCATATCAGGCTTTGGTAAAACAGCAGCCTCAAGCGTGCTCTCAACAACAGGCTCTTTGGTTTTAGAAGAAAGAATAGAGCTGATTTTTTTCTTTGTCTTTTTCTTTTTCTTGGAGTGGTTGGTGGGGGGCATTGCGTCAACAATGTCTACTTTTCCCGTGGTGGTCTTGTTTACAGCGGGCTTAGTCTTAACTTCGCCTGCGACTTCAATCCAGCCCTTGGTGACGAATACGTCAACATCAATAAAATCGGATGCATTTTCTGGCAAGTTATCGCCAAGGTAAACCATCTGACCGTTAATTTTCAAAGTTCTTAAAGCTTTGTACATGTTCGGCTCCTTAAAGGACGGCCCCCCTCATGAAAAAGGAGGACCGTGTTTTGATTAGCTTACAGCGTCTTCAAAGAAAGCGCCACATTCGGTCGCAACCAATTTTGCGTCAAAAGCCATTTCGCCTTCGATGCGGTCGGCAGCGAGGTGCTCCATGCGATAACGCTTGATGCGGTTGCCTTCAGGGCCAGCGCCAGTCAAGCCGTTCCAGGAGAACATGTACCCGCCAGAAGGCGTCAACAGGCTTGGGTTTGGAGCTGAGTAGGTCAACAACGCGCTGTTTCCGAGAATAAAACTCGTTGCAGTCGCAGCGCCTTCAGCGGCGGTGTTATTCGTAGCAGAGGCAACGATAACTTTGTCCAAGTCCAACAATGCAGCCAGGATATCAGTGGTGACAATGCCACGCTGAGTATACTTGATGCGCTCAAGAACTTGATCGTTGTTACGAAGACCACGGTAAACGGGAGCGGACAGCACCAAGGTGTTGGGTCGCTTACCAGTTTTTTCCATGATTGCTTCTGATTGTTGCATGATGTTGTCGATTGGCGTAGCGCCAGATTCGTCCCAACGCTTGAATTCGCCAGCGCCAGGAACACCAGTAACGCCGTCAAGATCGATATCCCAGATACCAGTCTTGAAGAAGCCATCAGCCCACACACGGTCACGCTTCATCATCAATTGTTGAGTTACGTAACGTGCTGAGTCAGCCTCAACATTAACGGCTGCATCAGCGTTAGCGCGAACTTGGTCATCAATGTTTTTGTGGATGGCGTATACTTCGCAGAAATACGAAGAAGTGTTGTCCAAACGGAAACCACCACCAGCAGACTCGGTGCCAGGAGCACGCAACTGAGCTTCAGAGCGCAGCAAGTCACCACGGTTATAAACAAAATACCGATCACCCTGTCTTTGAACAGGAACGACTGGAAACACTTTATCGGCCACAAAACCAGCAGCCTCTTGCATATACGCGATGCTGATATTCGACAGCGCCGCATTTACATGTACATCACTTGCAGTAGGTAAAGGCATGTTATGTACTCCTTTCTATGAGGCACGGTGAGGTGCTTCAGTGTTGATCAAAGCGGTGAGAACTTCACCAGACGCTCCGCCTGTAAGGGCTCGGCCTACGACATATTCCGTGGTGTCAGTGCCAGCAATTTTCTTGTCTGCCGTTCCAGACGCATCAGTGCCCACCAGGTCGCCAGAAGCGATGGTTCCGCCAGCGAGAAGCTTTGACGCTCCGCTAATGCACACGGTTGCAGCTTGCCCAGAGGCAGGCTTGTTTTGCAGCACGCCGACTGGGGCATCAGTTGCCGCTGAGCAAAGAACAGCCTTGCCAGCACTAAGGGTTACCAATTTGTATTGATCGCCGGAGAGGTCTGCGCCTGCTTCAAGCGTAATACACGTTAAACTTTCTTGAGTTGCCATAATTAGCTCCTTTTGTTGGACTCAAATTCATTGTTATAAGCTTGAAAAAGTTCAGAGTTGCCTTCCAGCACCTTTGCCCGAGCTTGATATACAGAAAGATCAGGATTGGCCTTTCGCAATTCGGCAGCACGCGCCTCAACTTTGTCCCATGCAGAGCCGGTTTCTTCGACGGTCGCTTGACCGGCTTCTTCCAGCACTTCAGAGGTTTCCATTGCTTTGTTTACGGATTCCAGGATGGCTTCAATTTTTCCAGCCGCTTCCGGTGCCGCAACCGTCAGCTCTTGGAGCAAAACCCCAAGGTCAACAGCAGTGGTTCCAGGAACGCTGCCGAAATTGCTCTCAGCCTTTTCAATGAACTCAGCCCGATTTTTTTCGGCCTTCATCACATTGATTTCCTTTTCCAGTTCCTCAGCCTTTTGAATGGCCTCAGATTGACTTTTAAAAAGGCCCTCCACCTGAGCACGAACATCTTCTGGTACTTTCTCAATATTGAGTTCGGTATCATTATCTGTTTCGTTGCTCTCGACAACTGGCGCTTCTTCTTCAATGCCCAATAACTCCTTTACGACATTGATATTCTCACCGGTAAGTGTTTCCTGGTGAGGCTTCAAAAGTCGCATTGCAGCCGCGATGGCCTGGACGGCGTCATCAGACATTTCATTCTTCTTCAGTGTCTCTAAATACTGCTCTTCGTTTTCAAAGGGCGTATCCAGAAGACTAAGAATTTTATCTTCCATGTCTTTTTCTCCTTCAAGAGAGGTTTCGTTTTTCAGAACTAAAAACGTACGACGGTTTGCAGGCCTATCGACCAAGCTAACCTCGTGGGTTTCCAGTTCTTTTAATCGTTTAATTGTCATAAGAACTCCTAGCACTGTCTAAAATAGACACGCTCGCAATTAGTAATTTTATGATTACCGCAGGCTTACTGTGCTAAACGCCCGTCTTCAATCGGCTCTTTTACTGCGTAGCCACCAATAGAGTAACCTGTATAGGCACCCTTCTTGATCCCGCTCCACATGTTGTCATCGTGTACTTTCGTAACCATGACCCAAGAGCCTTTTTTGATTTGCTGACCACCTATATCCAGATCGGCGGGTGCAATGTAACTTTCTACTATGTCTGCTTTGGCTGGCTTGCTGTGCTGATCGCCAATCATTCGAGACTTTATGAGGTAATTATGCGCTGCGTTTTCGATTTCGTCAATCGAAACAATGTCATTATGTGCATCAATTACTTCTGGCTCCAAAACAACACCGTAAACTAAACGTCTGTCAATGTCGCTTTTGGCAATTTTAACCTGTCGATCAAACTTGCTGGAATATGTTTTTTTAAGCTCTTCGACTTTTCGAGGAAGGCTGTATTTGGACTTTGAAAATGGGTGCGGCATAACAAAATCAACCACATCGGCGTAATGCTCTGCGGTGTCCTTGCCCAGCGCCACAACAACGGCGCGGTGGTCGGCTTTGCCAATGGCGTCAAGCACCACCGGTGACCATTGCTCGACAAGTTCCCGAGAGGGGGTAGATCTCTTTCCGCCTGCATCAAGGGTCTCAAAAGGGACAATGTTGACAAAGCTTACCTGGGACAAGTCAGCCTCAATGGGGTCAATAATTTGTTCCGTCAAATTCTTCTCAATACTGCCAGCAAGAGCACGGCCTGCGTTTTTCTCGTCAAGAGTCGGCATCAAAGACAAAAAGACAATGGTGGCGTTTTTTTCAACCTTGTTGGGAATAATTCCGCCCAAATATTCTTCTGTCGTCGTTGCCTCTGAGATAACGGTTGCAATATCTTCGATAATGCTGTCTTCGTCGGTTAGTGTGGTGCTTGTTACCGATGTAATTTCCTCATCAACCCCATCAACCCTAACATGATCCGCTATACTAAAGTCTTCATCAACCCAGCCCGTTTCAATGGTGTTGCCCTCGTTGTCCACAAGACGGTATCGGTGCTTCCCAGGAAATAAAGAATGATTTTTCTTCTCGTCTACCTTCAGCACAATTTGAGGGGCTCGATTGAAAATAAAAAATGGCCTATCATCAATGCTCGCGAAGGCTTTTGTGCAGGACTTCGCAAGCATCACAAAGTCTTGCCATGAGCGAGCCTCGGACGGGTGCTGGCCGTCTGCGGAAACCATGAGCGGGTAGAGTCCATTGAATGCCTCACGGGCCTTAAAAATATCGCTGGTTTTTTCCATTTTTTTTGGGCCGAGCCGGTTCAGGTATGAGTTGACATATCCCATGGCCCACTTCTCGGGCGTTTGAGCGCGATTAGGCTTATAGGTGTCGAGCCCGCGCTTGTACACAGACTTTAAAGCTCCAAGAGTTGTACGAGTTTCTTTATTCTCTCCGAACCTTTTGTTGTGGGATCGCATTTTTCTACGCAAAGCATTCTCAACAGGCAGCGGTATTGAATTATTCGCCTTATCGATTCCATCTTTTTTCATCCTCTGATATTCCTCGTTCGAGCCACAGGGCATATATGACCCGTTCGGCATTTTATGTACTGAATCACATCCCATTGACCGCGCTACGGCGTAGGCCTGCTCAGGCGTCTTGTAGGGCATCTTCTTCCTCCTGCAACATGTCTTCCTCTGCATCTTCTTCAATCAATGCGGTTTCGGGTCCAGCCTCGGGCAGTCCGGCAATTTCTCTTATTTTTGCCTCAATGGCCGCATCAGGCGTGATTAGGTTTGCGCCAGCAACACGCTGAATAAAAGTGCCAATCTCATCCAATGGGGCCTTTTCAATGTCGCCGTGCTTAAATCGAGGCCATGCCTCGGGAGGAAAAACCGGATTAAGCTGCATGAGCCGTGTAACGGCAAACCGATTCATGACCGCCTCAATAGAGTCCAATATCCCGCCCAGTGCCGCAGCAAAAAGCTCAGTTTTAGATGACGCCAGGGCGAAGGAGCCGTGGGAGTCGGTACCAAGCAAAATAAACTCGGCCAGTACAGACATGGCAATACGGGACTCGTACCGCTTAATGGTCTCGTTGGTGTCAATTTGACGGCGGCCACCGGTGGACAAAAGCGACAACTTAAACCCTGTGGGCCGGTTGTCAGAGTCCACTTCGGAAGGCATTAAAACGCCTTCTCGTTCGTCGCGCCGGATTTGCTGGATTAGAGTTTCAAGGTTGTTGCGAAGAGTTTTTTGCTCCGCCTTTGCATTGGGCATCATGATTTCTGGCGGAACCTGCAACACAGGCAGGCCTGCAAGCTCACGCTCAATTCCGATGGCTTCGAGTTCCTGGATGCGCTTTAAGAAAAAATAGGACCGATAGGCGTTCCGCAGCAGCGACCGTCCTTCGGGATTGTTTTTGTTGACCTCTGTCCGAAACAGCAGTGCTTTTTGCATGGGAATAAACACGGTCTGAAAATCAGGGCCACCGTTTTGATAAAAACCCCTGATGCCGCCATCCTCATCAATCTCCCAGCGGGAAATTGAATCCTGGCCGCGCATAGCGATCTTTCGCCATCCAATGAGCCCGTCTGTATACTTAGACTTATACTTAGAACTCCTAGAGCTGGGGCCGCGCCGGATTTTATATACAATCTCAAAAGCCGAGTACCCAAAAACCAACATGCTCAAGATTTCCGATATCAAGTCTTCCCAAGTCAGCGACATGTCATCAAACGCGCACTCACGCAAAAACTCTGCTGCGCGTTCGGCCTGCGGGTGGCCGGAATGATTTTCCGCAACCGCCCACGGGACTTGTCGAACCAGCGCTTTGATGGCGTATAGAATCGCTCCGATAATTGCGTCGTTGTCGCGCATTTCCTGATATACTCGGGTTGCGCGGTCGCCAGATAGCTTATTCAGCCATTCTTCATAAATATTTCCACCGGTTTGATTGAGGCCGGAATATCCTAAAACATCCAAATTAGGGGAACGTGGCATTAAAGTCTCCAGGGGTTGTCGCGTTTTCCAAAACCCCAATTAAATTGCGCCAGATCAAGGGGTGCTTTTCGCTTCAGCATTAACTCAGTCATTGCGTGAACCATAGCGTCCAGTCGATCTGGAGATTTCCGTTGCCCAGGCTGATAGGTCACCATTTGGTCTTCAAGCTCCTCGAAGATTCCAACATGAAAAACTCTTTGCTGCTCATAAAGAGCAGAAATAGGTTCAGCCCGCGATGCTTTTGATTTAGTGGCCCATACAGACTTTACTGGCACATTGGCGTTCGCGGTTTTTATTACCTCTTCGACCATCATACCACCTTGGTTTGATTCAGCTACTATACGATCAGCACCATACTCAAAAAAAGCGTTAATTGCAATTCGAGCCCAGTTCTGCGGGCTTTCTTTGCAAGATAGATCAGCGATGATGTAGCCATGCCCATCTTCGCCAAGTCCGCAGACAACAATGCCGGTCTCATCCTTGTCTGATTTGATCGCCGGATCAACGCCAACTACGATGCGGCGCATTTCGGGCAGCCTCGAAACTCGTGCGCGTTCAATGGTTGAAAAACGCCACAGCGAGCCTGGAAGGTCTTCTAAAAGCTCACCGTAAATTTCCTGCCGCCCTAAAGACGTGCCCTCGTATCTGCCAACAACTTCCTGAAAGAAATTATTCGATAAGTTGCTTTTGTTTTCGTAGGTCGAGCCGGTGGTGACATGCACGCCTTGTGATTTTAACAGCTGGCGCATCATCATGCTCGGTTTTGGTGTGGTGGTTATACACATGCGCGGCTTGCGCCCTAAGCGCAAACCTAGCTTCAAGTGATCAAAAGTCTCGTCATATTGCCACGCTGCGAGTTCATCACACCAAGCCAAGTCATGCTGCGGGCCACGAAGCATATCGGGCTCCTGGGACGAGTAAGTGGTCGCCATTGCGCCGTTGGGCCACACGAGCCTGCGCTTAGTGATAATGTACTCAGGCCGGTTCCAGGGCGGGCAGCACGCCAAGATGCCCGACTCGCCTTCAATCATAACATCGCGCACGTCCGCAGCGGTACGACCTACGAGCGCAACTCGCTTGGCGCGGCCCTTTTCAACCATCATGCGAACAAACTCAGCGCCGCTGCGGGTCTTGCCGAAGCCACGGCCTGCACATATCAGCCATACAAACCAATCACCCTTGGGCATGATTTGTTTTGGCCGAGCCCACATTTCCCACATGTAGTCCATCTCTGCGAGTTGCTCGGTTGTCAGGGTTCCAAGGATTTCACGCTTGGTTTGGTCGGGAAGCGCCTGGATTTTTTCCATAGTGGACGGCTTTTCTTGTTTTGGTTTTTTTATACGGGTTGCCATCAGTCCTCATCTACCTCTGGTGCAGGCAAAACCATAACAGGCTCAGGTTCTTCTGCCTCATCTTCTGGTACCATGTCTAGTATTTTTGACATTAATCGATCTTTTGCCTCGTTCATTTGTTCGATTTTAATATCAGTTTTAATATTTAGTCGCTCGGGCGCGTCCAACCCAACAAGCCTGGATCTGCGCTCCATTATCTTCAACACTCGATCAATGGCCGTAAGTTTGCCGTCCATGCAGTCTTGCCAGATCGCGGTCTGCATTTCATCAAGCCGTGACAATTCCAAGCATCGAATTTCCTCGGCGGCACCCTTCATTTCTTTTGTTAGTTTCTTGAGCGCACTTTTTATGATATTACTAACACGGTCCAAAGGTATATCAAGCTCATCGGAAATGCGCTGAGCATCGTAACCCATTTTTCGCAGACGTAGAATGTTGCTTGCAACGGTCCTCTGCGCTAAACCATTGCGAATGGCAATAATATCAGTCATAAATCAACAATATCACACATTTCGCAGAAAGGGGACTAAATGGGCAGGGGCGTTCGACATTACGATCAAGATTTTCCGCACGAAGAAGTAACAAGGATGCATTTAAACGGCATCGGCATTCTGTCAATAGCCGTTAGGCTAAAAATACCTGCGCGAAACGTGCGGCGATACTTGTGTGAAGGCGAGCGCGTAACGGCAATGGTAAAAGCAGGCCGCAGCGTTGAGCAGATTGCAAAAGCTCTTAACATATCTCAAAAAGCCGCTGCTGCCTTAGCCCGAGTGCCGATACGAGTTAATTATTATATAGAGAAAGGCACTGGTGGCTTGCCCGATTATATGATCTAAGATAAATTGAAGCTTAACACATTGCCGGTCCTGCGGAATCTTTATCCGTAGGGGCGGTTTTTTTGTGGCGAAGGCAGCAGCATGCAGGACGTGGAAGAACTTATAGAGGAAAAAATACACGAGCTTGAGCAGATCTTAGGGATTGAGCGGGCTCAGTATACGCCCATGCAAGAAGTAGTGGACATGTATTTCAATGGCGACAAGCGCCGTGCAAGGCTGTTCTTTTATGGCATCGGCGTTTTTCAGCGCGGCTTCATCTCTAGGGACGAGCTGTACGACATCGCCCTTATGGCAAACGCCACGCGAGGACTTGTAGATCGATTGCTTGAAAATATGGGTGTGCTCGCATGAAAGCTGTGTTGTTTTTATTGTTTTTTATGTTTTTGCAGGCATGCGATGATGACATTGTAATGGTCTCCCGTGTCTGCAATTTGCCATGTTACACTGGCCCCACAGGTACGGCTGGACAGGGTATCTGTGAGGCTGGGGTGACATTGTGCGACGAGAATGACGTTGTGGTTGATTGCGAGGGCCAGGTAACGCCCGAGGATGAATTGTGCGACATGATCGATAATGATTGCGATGGCACAACGGACAACAACATTGCCGAAGAGTGGGTGGGTCAAGCTTGCGGTATTGATGTTGGAGCATGCCAAGCGGGACGGGAGATTTGTTATGAAGGACAAAAAATCTGTAACGGAAGAGAAGACGGATCACCAGAGCAGTGTAACGGCATCGATGATGATTGCGACGGCCTGGTTGATAACCTTGATGGCATGGAGCTTTGTTATACTGCGGATCCTGAGACTTTAGCCCATGGCGAATGCCGCGCAGGGATGATGGAGTGCGTGAGCGGCGAACTTGTGTGCATGTATGAGCGCGTGCCAACCACAGAAATTTGCGATGGCCTAGATAATGATTGCGATGGGTTTGTTGACGAAGACTTGTCGTCAGAATTCGATGTTTTCTTTATCATTGACGCGAGCGGCTCCATGGGAGTCCTTACCGGCGAGTCCGTAACCACTGCGTATCGAATAGCCGGATCACTGGAAGACACCGACAGTCTTTTTGGTGCGGCTCGGGTTCCTGGGGGCGTGGTGCCGGAAACCTATACATACAGCAACATGTTGCTCATAAGCGACCTTGTGGATGCAGCAACTTTTCAGGGGGTTATTACAAATGTTTCAAGTGTTGGAGGAGGCTCTGAGCCGACTATTGATGCCGTTTACAATACCTGTATCGGTGCGGAAGTCTCGTGGCGAACAGACTCGACAAAAGCAATTATTGTATTTTCGGATGAAGCACCGCAGAGCATTGAAGGCAACACGGTTCAAGACGCTATTACGGCGTGTATCGATGCTGGTATTATTGTTTATGCAGCTACTATTGTTGGCGTTGTTGGTGACTACCAAGATCTAGTTCACCCCACAGGCGGAGAAATAATACTGCTGGGGCCATCGGTGTGGATGGTTGAGGATATCTTAGCGCTGCTGGCGGTTGACTGTAACTAATACCAAATGAAGTCCCTGGTTGGAATCCGGCTGGCTGACGAGCCGCCAATGGAGGGTGGGTTGCTCGATGGTGAGCAACAGGTCTGTGATGGGAGCAGGCTACTTTTTCATCAGCGCGATGATTTCTTCGGTGGTCATCGGCTGGGACTTCTTGCGGCTGTTGGCGACGGCAGACAGTAAAAATGCCGACACCAGCAAGTTCACCGGAATCGCGCCCCATATTGGTAGATACGAAAACAATACCCACGGAAGGCCGCCGAAAAACAACAAAAACAAAATGCAGCCGATAATCATTCAAACTCCGAAAAAAGGCAGCCCTAGACACGGATGATGTTGGTTAGGGGGAGCAGTGTCTAGGACCGCCACGCACACTAAGGGTCGCTAAGTGCATGAGATCACAGTCGTTCCGGCAGCGCAAGTATTTCCTCCAAAAAAATCTGGAAGTCACGGCCCGATATATCGACAACGCAAGACGAAAAATCGCTCATCAAAACCCGAGCACCGCCGTCAGGAGAAATGTCAGCACGGCGAATGGTGAGCCGACGCCGCTCGCTGCAAGCCGATATGATGACCATCGCAATATTTTGACCAACAATGGCCTCGCCGCCAGTGTGCATGCCCGTTTCGGGATTATATACCGAATAAAGAGTTGTGTAGACATAGTAGTCAACATCTTCCTCCGAAGGCCCGTAGGGCGTGAGCGATAAATAGGTTGCGGCGCGATCCGAATCAACAAGCTTGGAGCCGTCCATGAAGGGCGTGATTTGAAGCCCTATGATTACCCATGCGCAAAACCAGCCTAGTGCCGGAACGATAAATCTAAGCATAAACACCCGTCCAATAAAAAACCGCCCTCCACGGGTAAGGATCCATGAAGGGCGGAACACCAAACAAAAAAAGAAGTGCAAAGCGGCGCAAAAGGGATATTAAAAACCGCCCTGCATTTTTTTATGCATACGAGAATTGTAGTGGTGAAAATGGCGAAAGGCAAGGCTGTTTTTGACGCAATGCGTTATCTTTTTTTTATAAAATTGACGTTTTGACTTTTGGGCCTTGGTAATTTTTAGAAAATAAAACTTGGCCTGCATGGTTTTTCATGCTCTTAATGCTTTAAGCCTGTATTAAACCACATAGCATCGGGCTTGCGGGTCGCTCGGGAGGGCGGCCTTTTTTTAAGGGATAACATGAAAACAATAATACACGTCAACCAAAACAAAATAAGATGCAATATCAACAAAAAAGATCCCGAACCCGTGCTCACGGTTAAGACATACAAAAGCAACGACTACGGGTATCAGGCCATCATACTTGACTCCGGTGGCGACGTGGCGGCGCGAGTTATCTATAGTCCGCACAAGCCGCTGGGGTGTGGCGCTCGGGTGTGGATTGAAACTCAAAACAAGGTCATCATCGACGACTCCTCCGTGTAGTCAAAGGTGGGATATGATGAGGGGTTATTTTGGCGTTCGGTGGGGCTAGGGCACCCCCTGGGGGCCCCTCTATCCTAACAAAATTCAAATTTGGCCTCTGTGGGGGCCGTGCGTGCCTTGTGTGTGGGGTTGCCGTGGGCTGTGGGGCTGTGGGCAGCTCCGTGGTGGCCGTGGTGTGGGTGGGTGGCCGGTGGCCTAGGGCACAAAAAAAGGGCCCCATTTGGGGCCCCTGGGGCGTTGGCAGCGGTGGCCGGTGGCTACGCCCCCAAGCGTGCCAGGTGTGCGATTTGGGCGGTGCGTTGCTTGGCCATCGTTAGGCGGTGGCTGGGCTTTGTGTGGCGTTGAACAAGCTTGTGGGCCGCAACGGGATCCCATTGGTTCAAGAGTTCTTGGGCAACGCCTTTCCATGCGGTGCGCTCGGTCGTTGAGAAGGTTCCCGCAGTCGTGCACACGCTATGGCCAGGGCCAAGGGCGCGGGCCCACCGTGGGCAAACGTCCTTTTTAACACCCTCAAGATCGGCAACGGCTTCGTGTGCGGCCTTGAGAGCGTCAAGCGCTTGGAGCGTAGCCCGTTCGGCTGGGCTTGGGGCTTGCAGCGATTTAAGCCGAGCGTGCGCAGCATCAACGGCAACGGCGGCGGCCATGGCCTGGGCTTGGGCGGCATGGAGGTTAGTGATCAAGGCGGCGATTTCGGTTCGGTTCGTCATGGTTGGATCCTTTTGCTGGGGGTTGGGGTTACTGGCTGACAAGGCGTGAATTGCGATCTTCGATGCGGCCCACGTCGTCACAAAGAAGATCGGTGTCCATGCCGGCATATTCAATCGAATCAGCCGCGCTAGGGTTGGGCTGTGGAATCACATTCAGCTTGATGGCGGCCCCTCGAGGGTCGGAATTGATCCGAATCTCAAATCCGTACTCAGCAGCAAGGGCGGTGGCTTTGGCTTCAAGCTTGGCCGTGGCAACCTCGGAGCGTGCGCGGCGATCTGTGTCTTCAATGCTGTATGTAAAGACCCGTGGGCGGCCCTGGGCATCAAAACGGGTTTCGCGGATCGGTGTGGGCCAACCGTTGGCGGCGTCCTCATAATGGCGGCGAAGCTTGCGCTCGATCCGCATCAACTGAGACACAGCCACGGCGGCGCGGTGAACCATGGCGCTCAAGGCCTCCCAGCCTTCAAGGCTTTCGGGTGTGGCCGTCCCGCCGTAATTGCGGGCATATAAGCGGGTCACCGTGAGGCGCTCGCGTGTGGTGTATTGGGGGCGATGTGTTGTCTTCGTTTGCATGGTGTTGGCCTTTCAAAATGCCCGCCACGGCGGGCTGTGTTTGGTGTTTGGTTGGGGTTAGGAACTCAAAAGATCGATGGAAAGCGCCTCAAGGGTATCGGCAGCCACGGCGTTGACCCTGGCAAGGCGCAGGATGCCCGCTGCGGCGAGTTCAAGCGCCTCGTGATGCGGGAGGTAAGCACGCTCGGCAAAGGCCAAGAGAGCGGTTGCAGCGCCTCGGGTGTATCGTCCCCAGTAAACCCCAGCGCTGGGGTCATAAGAATTCGCCATGGTAAAGGTGGCGAATTCGGGACCGTGGATCATGCCAGGGCGGACGGTTAAAACGATCCGCCCGTGACGGGCGATCTCAATGTAACCGGTGGCGTAAATGGGGATCGTGGCGGCGGCGGGTGTGGTGGCTGTGGTCATGGTTCGGGCTCCTTTGCCCGCCGTGACGGCGGGCTGTGTTTGGTGTTTGGTTGGGGCTTATTCGGCGGTGTAAATGAGAATTTTAAGATCGCGAGTTTTGAGGACAGTGACGGTGAAGCCGGTGAAGTCCCTGGAAGTTTCGTCAATCGCGTCCCGTGGGTGTTCGAGGTCGACGACAACAACAAAGCAGCCGTTGTGCCCGCCGGTCGAGTCGATGCCGTGAAAGGCCTTGACCACCTGGCGACCGCTCCAGCTCTTGGGACCGGTCCAGGCCTCAAGAGCCCTGGGGGCTGCATAACCCTTGCCAGCGTCAACAAGGGCTTTGGTCATGGCGGCCACGGCCATTTCCTCAACGCCAGCCCAAAAGGGATTTGCCGAGCCCTTGGGGGGCTCGGGCTCGGGCTCGGAGGTGCCGAGGAGCTGATCAATTTCAGCATCGGTTGCGTTAGTGATATCGTGAAGGGTGATGGTTTTTTCGGTGTTCATAATGTGATCCTTTTCGTGCTTGGTTTGTGTTTACACAATAAGGACCAGAAAAGCGTTTGTCAGTATAAAAACACAAATAAACAAAAAAAGCAGTTTAAGCACCCTTAGCACCTCGAATTTGAGGGGGTCAGATCTGGGCCAACGGTAGGAGATCGGGCCGAAAGCTGATAAATTTGATCCCAAGCCAGGGATCACGATCCCAGCCAAACCAGGCCCGAACCAGGGCCAAGCGCAAAAGGGTAACAAATGACGTCGTCACACGTCGACAAAAAGCAAAGCAAGAGCGCCAGCCGTGGCCCTATATATAGAAAAGGGGCGGCAAGTGTGGGCGGGTGTGGGCGATTGCCTACATCGGGCACCGGCAGCCCATCGGGCATGCTGGCCGGCGGTGGGGCTGGGATTTTGGCATGCCAATTGCATTTGCAGAATTCGATCCAAACGGGCTGGCATAGCGCTTGCAATAGCACGATCCGTGCCAAGGCGTTTGGCATAGCGCTTGCAATAGCACGATCCGTGCCGGCCAATTTCGGCGGCTGCGGGAGGCTGGGGGCGATGGGGATCTATCAATAATTCAGACCCCCCCTTTTAAAAGTTTTTTTCAGTCCCCCCTTTTAAAAGTTTTTTCAAAACGTGACTACTCGGTCATGGTTTCGGCCATGGTAGTGGTGCCGAGTCCTTATGCGGTAAAAATACCATACACTGCATAAAGTTGTGCCAAAATGGCAAAAGTAGCATATAGACTTACACTTTTATGGCTAAACATCTGTTCAGTACGCAAGAAGCGTGCCAAAGTTGTTTTTTTTGCTTATAAAAAGTCTTTATATATTAGGTACATAGAAAGACGGCTCTCCCATCAAACCATGACCAGTTGGTCGCAAAATAAAAAACCGTTTAAAATCAGCCGAGTAACACTAAGATCCACCTAAGATCCACCTAAGTGGATCGCAGAAAAGCCTTTATTTATTAACACTTACTTATATAATTATACTATAGATCCACTTTTAAGAATTATATATATCACTTCTGACAACACCCCCTTCCATGGCCTTAATTGCCCCCTATAGATAAAAGATATATATGTTTGGAAAAAAGTGGATCTCACCCCCCATTTACGGCCTAACCGCATGGAAACAAAAAGCTTTCTGCGATCCACCTAAGTGGTGTTCACCGGTACTCACCCCCTTAAAAGTGGATCTCACCCCTCACAAAGTGGATCTTGCGTGGATCTTGCGTGGTACTTGCGTTTAAAATCAATAACTTACATTCTTGTGTGTATTCTTTTTTGTTTTTATGTTCTTTTTTGTTGCAGCCATGGGCGTGGCTCGCTAAATAACACTTAACACCAAAAAAAACGGAGATCATCATGCACGCCTTTGAAAAAGCCCAACTCGGAATCGCGCCTTTCACTGCAACGCAATACCAAGAATTGGTACACGAACTTAAAACGCCCCAGGGGGTTATTTTTAGGGCTGGGGGGCAATGCGATTATTGTGGGACTTCGATTCGTCATGCGTATTGGATTCAGGGATCATGCGGTGAAAAGTTTAAAGTGGGATCTTCATGTGTGGCAAAAGTGGATTCGGCATTGGCCAGCGAAATGAAGGAAATGCGCCTGGCAATCCAGCGAGAAAAGCGCACGGCTGCATATAAGGCCAAACAAGAGAAATTCGCAGCCATGACAGCGGAACTTGAAAAATACGCTCAAAATCGAGCAGGGGAGTTTTTTGGGCGTATTGAACGGGATGGATCTTTCATCACCAATTTCGATGCGCTTCGCTCATTCGCGGTGGTGTGCATGGAGGAGTATCTTCATGGCCGTCGAGTTTCCTTAGAAATTCAAAATCAAGCATGGCGCATTAAAAGCGAGATTATTGATTTGGCAAAAAAGCATGTGCAAGATTTGGCCAACGCCGAACTCGAATCCGCTAAAAAACGCCATAAAAGCCATGTGGGCACCGTGGGCGCAAAAATCGAAGTACAGGCCCGCCACATTGGATCATTTTCTTACGAGACCCAATGGGGGACTTCATGGGTCCGAAAATTTGAAGATACTGACGGGAATTTGCTGGTTTGGTTTACGGGATCCAGCCCCAAGTGGTTCACTAAGGATTTTAACGGCGTTTTAAAGGCCACGGTTAAAGACCACGGCCAACGCGATGGGGAAGCCCAAACCATTATCACCCGACCAAAAGGGGAAGCATGTGCCTATTAGTTATTTTTGCCTTTATGCTCTTTTTTG